CTGCACGATTTTCTGTAATACGTCTTTCTGTCCCGTGCCATTATCCACGGTACAGTCATAGACCGTATGTCCCAGCTGCCGGAGCTGACTGATAACCTCATCCTTTACTCTCCTGTCCTCTACAGACTCCTGAATAAGACCTACTGCGCCACACGCAACTTTTCCTGCCGGGTTATGTCCGGCATGTACGTTAATTCTCATAATAATTTCCTCCTAATCAGGACTTTCTGGTAAACCTTGCTGCCGGAGAAGATTGATTCGCTGCTTCATTTCATACACAGCACATTCCTCTCTCGACTCGGTGTTACCAGAAGTATTTTCTTTTTCGTCTTGAAGCATCGGTTTTTCAATGTATTTGGACTTCGGATGTTTTGCAAAATTATGTTCAATGGCTGTAGCCACGGCAGACAAGCCGTAGTTTCCTAACCATGCCCACATTTGTGCGTCCTTCCTACGTTCCTGGATTGCATAGCCTTTCAGGCAATATCCAAGTTTCGTGGGATTAAGGTGCTTGAACTCCTCTATTGAAATTCCGATGGAAAAAGCTACCGGGAAGTATTCTTCCCAGATTATTTTGTGCCAGTTGATTTCTGTTTGTGATCCTGCGGCACTTTTCTCGGCTTCTGATTCTCTGCCAACTGATTCAGCATTTTGGTGATTCCGGACAGCTCGAAAAAACCGTCCTCCTCCATGCATTTACGCAGGTCTTCATACAGGTCTGCATAGCCGATTTTATTCTCTTTCATATATGATTTCATCAGAGCTTTTGCTTCTGTCTCTGGTACCGGATTATTCTCCATCAGACCGACAAAAAATCCGGTACGGCAGATGTGCGGAATATCAGATACCATGTTGATTGTTCCGTTAATCATGTCTTTAGGCGTTGGATTTTCCATATCAGCCGCATCTTCCAGAAGTGCTGCACCGGAGACAATACGGAACATCATAGACACAAAGTCTTTTCTTTCTGCCGCTTCAAAGCTAAACTCTAATTTGTAGTCATTTCCATTAACTGTAATTTCTTTCATTTCTTTTCCCTTTCCATGAATCTGTTATAGGAAAGGGGGCAGTCCGTAGACCGCCCCACATTTCACCTTTACCACATATCAACTTCTGACTCAGCCGCTTCGTCATTGTAGCCAGTCATAACGGCTTTTCTTGATTTTAAGGACTGGCTCACCCTTTTTTTGTCAGGGTGATCGCAGTCGGATAACCGTTCTCATCCTCAGTTACCGCAACATCGTAGTCATCCTCAATCCATTTCGGAACGGTCTGTACAGAAACCGTAGCAGTACCAGTCAGATGATCGTCAGATGCCTCACCGGGAGCAAAAGCCTCCTGCCCAATGAATCCGCAAATACCTTCAGAACCTTTTCCGTCCGTGCCGTACAGGATAATGAAGTCGAGCTTCTTGCCCTCATTCTGAACCATTTCGTCTTTGTACTTCTTCTCAAAAGCACCTTCAACTTCCATGGAACCGGCAGAACGTCTACCCATCTCTTGAGTCTCAACAAGGTCTTCCAGAGTGGAAGTGTCAACCATGTTCTGGGAGCCGAACGGGGACGGGATTGATTTTGCTCTAATCAGCAGTTTGTAAGTTCCTGCCCAGTAAGCACCGGCTACCGCGCTGGAACTCGGTTCCTTATAAGCAATTCTACTTTTTAAGCCTGTTGCCATAATTCTTACCTCCTAAAAATAAGTAAAAAAATAAGAGCATTGCTGCTCTTTATAATCTGTCGTTCCAATCGAATGTTCGTCTTGCCCGGAAGGTAGCTGCCCACAGTTTATCTTCTTTCCGGCAATAAGGCATTCCGATTAACTGAAACGATAAATCCTTATAACGCTTTGCCACTTCGCTTGCTATGCTCATGGCTGTACTTCTGTCTTTGTTTGTAGTTACTGTGATCTGCGTACTGAAAAGTACGCTATTGATCTGCGTTTCCAGATCTGGATTCCGTTCTACCGGCTCTAATGCCTGTATCAGAATCGTTGGGAATGTAGGTGTGGTGCTCGACTGCTCATCACGAGTGATAAGTGCTTTTGGATACTTCTCGCTAAGTTGAGAATAGATTTTTGAGAACACATTGGTCTCAATATCAAATGCCCATTGATTACCACTAGCCATTGCCGAACACCTCCTTTGCAATCTTTGAAATTTCCAGTATCAGTTCCAGATCGGTCTCGTACATGAACGGTCTGGACGGCATTCCTTTTGTCCAGTGCCATTCTCCGTCTCTGTAGTAAAACCAGCCGGATTCCCCATGCTCATTAACATCATATTTCCAACCGGATACAGATGCATTCGGGTGAGGATTATGCGAACCGGTAATACCAGTACCAAACTCAACATATTTCGCCCACGGGCAATCCGTGTAGACGATATAGGTGCTGCCATACTGTAAAACCATTCCAGGAGTCTTTTGTATGCTCGCCCACAGCTCACCAGTATAAACTGCGTTGTGACTTTGGATTTTCATTTGAGCAATTTCTACACCGCGTTCTGCCAGACGCTCCGCAAACGTCCGGCACTTCGCAATGATTTCTTTTTTGTACTTCAAAATCTCTTTTGATGCATCCCGGAATGATTTTTCTGACAATGATACTGAAATTGTTTTTGACATATCACTTCACAACTTTCTGGAGCAAAAACAAATCAACGGTCAGACCCTCATCAGCAACTCCCTTAACCTCATAATCAGCTGTTGTGCTGTCCACGAGTCCAGAATCATCATAACCGACTTCCGACTTCTTCCAGACCACATCACCGGCTTTCAAAGGAAGGTATCCTTTATCGGTAACGATCTGTACATAAGTGCTACTGTCATCAACTCCAAACTCTTTTACCAGAACTTCGCTCAACTTATTACTGATATTAGCGTAGAACTCTTTTGCTTCTGAAAAACCAACTTTCTCATCTGCAATCAAAGGGATTTTGTTACCGTCACCATACACGTAGTATTTGATGTTTCCATCATCATCTTTCTCATAGATGGTGACTTTTTGACCGTGCTGCGAATACTTCATCAACTGCTTATTGATGTCAAGCATCTCACTTCACATCCTTGCCGAATCTCTTCCACAGCTCTGTTAATTTTTCCCATCCATACATAGAAACAAATGCAACAATAAATCCTGCCATGATAGCTGCCAAAATCATATACCACAATATTTCCATTCGGACATACTGCATATAGGCCGCAAAAGCAGCTACAGTAATTCCGATAGACAGGAAAAACACCAAGGCATCCGTAGGAATTTTTGACAGAAATCCCACTCCTTTGACCACCTGTGTAACCACAGATACCATAAATGCCAGGGCACCGATAATTGCCAATATAATAGTCATGTTGGCAATCAATGTCTGCACAATATCCATAATCTATCCCTCCTTATACTCATTAAGACGCTCTTCCAAACCGTCCAATCTGTGATGCGCCGACTTTACACTTTCCTCAACCTTAACGATTCTTCCATCATGGGAATTGATCTCTTTCCTCATTTCAGAAACCTCGTTTTTGATTTCGGTTGTGTTATTCGATATTGCATCCAGTTTCATGTTAATGCGTGTATTTTCTTTTACACGTTCCTCAATATCCTTTGTGTCTGTCCGCTTATCACTTTTCAGACCCATAAAGACGGAAAAACTCAGTGATAACACGCTTATAATGATTGCTGCCGATACTTGTATCGTCACATCATATACCGCCTTCCTACTATAATTTGCGTGCTGCCCTCCACCACCTATAGCACACCCCTGCTGCCTTCCGGCAACGCTCAATCTTCAAAGCCGGTAAATGCATTGCAAAAACCGGATTCCTTTTCTGCTCATGGCAGATAGGTTAAAGTGCTTTCACAAACGGATATACACCGACAAGCAGATTTTCCCGGTCTTTCCATGCCCTGCTCACGCCATTTTCAGTGTAAGTAGCCATGTAAGCCTCGCCTGCCTGTGACTTGTCATACACAGCCAGATTAACTATGACTCCCTCGTAGTTTTTCATATCACTGTCAATCTGTTCCTGAGTATAACTGCTCGGATACATACGTCTGCTTATTACTTCCTGCTGTGCCTGCTCAACCAACTGCTCAATTAGAGGATTGTCTTCCTTATGGTCAAACACAACGGATTCCTTGTCATCAATATGAAATTGTTTTAACCGGATTTTAACCTGCTCAACCATCGTGTATGCCATAAGGATAACCTCCTACAGATTGAGCAGATTGATAAAATACTCTTTCAGAGCCGTACCGGTCATGTCTTCATATCCCGGAACGTCATTTTCTGCAGCAAGAGCTTTGAGATCATCCACGTTCATTCTGTTAATCTCCGTTTTGGTATGTACTTTCTCAAAAGGCAAAGAAGAGGCAGATTCCTCTACCTCTTCAATAACGTCTCCTGCGTGATACCATTTTCCATTGCGTTTTACTGTGTACTCCGCAACCATTCCGGCACCTCCTACGCAACTTTCATTACAACAACGCTGTCCATTCCCTCAAAGGTAGGCAGACCGATCATGGATACTACGCAATGCGTATTGATCGGGTGGTTGGTAGCATAGGTGTATACGGAAATTCCGGTTTCTACGATGGACAGATTGCCGTCGGTAAGGCTTCCGCTTCTTTCTTCCGGAGTCTTGCCAAATACGTAATCGCCAAGATATACGCCTGCACAGGTAGCAGATACAACGCCGGTCGGAACAAAATATTTTGTCTTGCCGTCTGCCGGGTCGATATACAGTTTGTCGTATACCTCGATCTCGATTCCGTAACCTCTAAGGTATTCGGTAACCTGAGACTGCTGTAAACGGATGCCTCCCTGGTATGCCACGATTCCAAGTACCTGCTTTTTGGTGTCTTCTGCTTTCAGAACCATTTCCCAGGTTTCGGTGTTCATGGTAAATCTGGTAAGAGAATAACCGGTCTTTTTAGCAAAGTTACGTCTCTCTTCAATCAGATCATCCAGCGGGGTCGCGGTTGCAGATGCAGACCATTTATCAGTAGAAGAACTGGAAATATCAACGAAGTGATCTCTCTTATGTTCAGCTCCGTCATCACCTGTGTAGTCAACATAGAAGCTCTTTCCACCGATGGTTACCTGTACTCTCGGAATACCATCAGCCGGTGCAAGCAGCTGCCAGATCTGACGCTCCGGAACAACTCTTGCTCCTTCAATGAGCATCATCGGTTTCTTACTGATCTCACGAAGGACATCGTTTGCAAGTGCAGAGTTTTCAGAGCTTCTGTAGTTGTCGTACATCTGCTCCTCTTCCTCTGTTACCATGTAAGACTCACGGTAAAACGGCATTTTGTTCTGGATGTCGGAAAATCCGCCAACATCTCTTAACTCTGCCTGCGCATCGAAGTTAGATGCTTTCAGAGACACCGGAAGACCATTCTTTCCTTTGATGAAACGAAGAGAAAGACCATCCTGTTTTCTGGTTCCAAATTTCTGACGTCCAAGGTACGGTGCTGCACCAAGGGTCTTTTCATAATTATTCCACAGTACCCCAAGGCTTCTTGCGGTAAAGGCTTCTGCTAAAGGTAATGCCATATCTTATTTCCTCCTTCCGATTAGACGCTTGCGATTTTCGGTGCGCCGTAAAAAGTAACTCTCGGTGTTGCTTTTCTCGCATCGTCTGAAATCGTCAGGCCCTTAACTTTCTCCCAGTCAACTGTTCCCTGGTAAACGTATGTACCCGGCGCATCGCCCTGGGTTACATCGACATCCTCTAAAAGGTATCCAAGACATTCATCATCGTTGGTCGGCCACGGTGTACCTGCCGGAACGATTTTGTTACCGTTTGCATCCGGGCTGGATACAGTGGACTGCAGTACCAAGCATGCTGCTCCCTCATACGGGAAGAATTTCAGAATGCCTTTGCTCTGTCCAAATTCCCTGATAATAGGTTTTCCCATAAAAATTTCCTCCTTAAATCACATAATGGTTTTGTGCTTCCTTTGAAGCTGCCGCATTACCGAAACTGATAGTTTCAGCATTTTTTACATCTGCGGTTTTTTCTTTGTCTTTATCACCGCCAGCACCGCCTCCAGGAATATCCTGATTTTTCGCAATCTCCTGTTCTTTTGCCTGTGCCGCAGCTGCTTCTTTTTCGGACATAATCTTTCCAAGTTCTGCATAATCAAGACTTCCATCGTCTTTCACGATGGTTTTTGCCTGTTCAGCAGTAATTTTGAAATTGGTCATGGCTGCTTCTCTCTGATCTCTGATGGCATTGGACTTCTGCATATCCGCAATCGTCTTATTTGCTGCTTCCAGAGCCTTGTTGACTTTTTCAACCTCAGAAAGATTACCGGCCTCCAATTCATCAATCCTTTTCTGAAGATCCGCCGCTTTTTCTGCATCTGCTTTATAAGCTTTTGTTTTTTCTTTTTCCTTTGCCAGCTCGCCATTGCTCTGATTTAACAGGTTTGTGATCTGATCATCCGTCGCATCCGGAAAAAGCTTTAAAATTTGTTCTCTTGTCATAAAAATTACCTCCGTTACTCACGCTTTTGATATCGCAGGTCGCTCCTGCTGAGCCTCCTATTTACCGCATAGGTGCAGGTTTTTATAAAATAAAAAACAACTCCGTCAAAAAACGAAATTGTTTTTTATCGTCAAATTATAGGGTGTCTTTTGAACCATCTACGCAAAGCACCATTTTTACTCAACTTTGGCATCGGCATATTATACTTCACAAATATCCCCGCCTTATCTTCCGCCTCTACAATCGTAGTGCCTCGGTAAGTTCGCAAGGACTTGTAGGCCGCAATCTCAGCGGCAGTGATAGGGGTTTCGATTGGTGTGGCAAGAATCACGCTTTGCTCAGTCAGCGCTTTGGTGGCATCGAAAGCACCTTTATCAACCCTCTGCACATACACTCCCCGTCCGAGATCCACCTCGTCACATATCCACTGCTGGCCATTCTCATCGGTATAGTTACCTCCCGATGATACCGGGATACCTGGCAGGCCATTTGGTGTGGTGACGGACATGGATTGTGGTTCATGGTAGGGTTCATAAGATGTCGCTTCCGATGCTTCTTCCACTTGCAATAGCTCTGATTCTGTGCATTCATGTGTAGTTGTTTCTCCGTCAGTCCATGTACCCGCAATTCCACATACAAGGATTCCATCGCTCTTTGCGGTGTATAATTGTTTGGTTTTATTTGACATTCTGACAAATCCAACATTATTGGTATATACGAACGCATTCTCTATGTTTTCATATTCTGCCATACCTATAGTTGCGTTTTTGTTCGGATTTGTCACAGAGATAACATAAGTTTTCCCTTTCTTGCATTTTATCACCTTACAAACTCCAAAGCTTTCATATCCAGGAGTATACGGGAATTTAACCTCTTCATCTTTCCGGTCTTTACTTACGAACAATACTCCATTCGAATAATTCGCATAGTAATATCTTCCTCCGAGAATATTCTTTCCGTGCACTTCTACTCCGATGCTACCATTATCACCTGCACTCACAATCTCCTGCGGGTAATCCGGTGATGGGGATGGCTTACCACCGGTGTATGGCTCCCACGGGAGAGGAGTTTCTCCTGCGTTAAGCATGACTTTAATCCCATCAACATTTAATACTTCTCCCTTTTTAGCTGTAAAAGCAACCCTTTTTGCAATGATATTATTTGCAGTGCTTGCTGAAGTACTGCTCATAATACTTGTATAATTTTCTGTTATCAAAGTTGCCGTTAGACCTGTCCCATAAACCGACAAAATATACACGCCATCTAAACTAACTGGCGTTACTCGCTCTATGAGTACCCATCCGCTTTCCGTGCAGGTGCCGTGAAGTGATATCAAACCTTCTTTTACTGTGACCGTAACTCCTCGTGATATTCCTGTATAATCCGGAATATCCAACAGCTGTGCCCCTGTGGTTGTCATCTGCTCGCTCCTGCCGTAGATGTGTAAATCCTTGAACGGTGCCTCTGCGCAGTTTTTACAAACAGACGGATTCCCTTTTTCTTGGTTTTCGACATACTTCGGGACAACACTATTCATGGATAGCGTCTGTACAAAATCCGTATCAGAAAAAAGGGTATTGACTAAAATATCATTGACAATATTCATTTTTACGCTCCCTGCTGATACCATTTCTTTGTTGTTCGTTCGTAAACATAAACTATCCCCTCATCCACGCACAAGGCGCTACTTCCACTTAACAGGTCATCATAAGTCGGAAGTTTGTCGGTATCTTCTGCAAGGAAAACATAATCTCTTTTATTGCCTTCTGATTTAATGCAAATCACACTTCCCATATCTGGCACATTGGTTCCAGGCTCATATGTATGTCCGTCTTGCGTTACTTTATAATCATACTTCATTCTGTGAACCTCCATTTTTCTGAATATTGGCTACAATCTCTTGTGCCTTTCGTTCCTGTTCTTCCACATCATCAATAGTCTTCCAGAGATTATCCAGGTACGGTTTTGACAACATGAATGTCTTTTCTGCATCTCCCCACAGACCAACGGTCTTAATAGCCACAATCGGGTGAATACCGCATTGTAAGAGCTGTAAGAGCGTCTGGGACTTGGTGTACATGTTATCCTGCGGACTGTGGTTGATCTGGACTTCAAAATCCCGGATAGACAATTTTAAATCGTTTCCGGATACCCGAAGAGTATTAAGAACAACTGTGGCAAGACGTTTTTCAGATGATTTTACAATTGGGTCTTTCAATTTTGCACGGGTTTTCGAGAAATCCCAGCCGTTACGCAATTCGACGGCTCCCTGCGTGTCTCCGCCGGTATTACTCTGCTTAGTAGGAATTGCCAGAATGGATAATGCATTGTCCCAAAGATCATCTTTCGCCACCTGACATTGGGTCTGGTTGAGTTCCTGTGTCATAATGTCGACATCTGACTTGTTATCTTTGTTGATGGACTTAACAACAAGAGCATGATTCATTTTCATTTTCTCAAACTGCTCTTCGTCCACATCGCAGTTTACAAACTTGATCCACGACTGAACAAACTGCTCAATGCCGTCCATTCTGTTAGACTGCATATTGTTAATTGCATCAAGCATGGAAATTACCAACTCAATGTCTGAAATTCGTTCGTGATTGTTCGGATACTCTACAATCGGGATCCCGCCATAGGTATGCAATTTTGAGCTAACGACATTACTGTTGACAATTTTGAAAGACATTGTTTCAGAAAATGCCAGTTTGTAATATCTGCCGTCCTCATCCTTTAATTCCTGCACCGCAAGCATCGGTTCTTCCGTTGTACGATTGTAAATAATGAACGTATTCATCGGTGTAGGTGCTGTGATTCTGAACGGAATTTCACCTTCCTTAGACTGGATAGCTTTGAAAGAGGTGCCCGTAGCGGACTGCCATTCACCGGACTTAATGTCTTTTTCCTGCTTATTGGCATCCATCATAAAATCATTCAACTCATCAACAGCATTGTTGATCGCATCATCATCCTTCCTGCTGATAAACTGAACTGGCTCGCCGTAGGTCTGGCCTACTTTGAACTGGACAATCTCATACGCATGGTTCTCAAGGATTTTGTTTGTGATGTCCTCATTAGAAATCTTTGTCCGGTAAAGAACTGGCTGATCTCCTTTGTAGTACCGCCAAAGGTATCTGATAGCTGATTTATTGCCATAAAAAACACCAATGCACTGTCCAATTATCTTCGCCACATTGTCAGCTGTGATTCGTTCAGCGTCCGTATATGCAATTTTTCGTCCGTAATTTCCTTTTACAAGGTCTTGAAAATACATTGTGTTTCTTGCAAAATCCATGTTTTCACCTACATATAAGTAACCCCGGAAGAACAATTCCTCTGCGGGATGTCTTTAATTTCTGTCTCTCCATTGTCTACGTAATAGACAACTCGTTTATTGCACTTCTTACACCTGCCGATCACCGGCATAGAAGAACGCCCGTCCCATGTAGCAACTTTTCGGCCACACCGGGGACAATATATCGTTTTTGGTTTGTATTCCATGTTTTTTCCTCATTTCTGCAAAAGAAAAGAGCACTGCCGTTTCCAGCAATGCTCTCTCTTACCGATGGGAGAAAAGTTTCTTAAAACTTTACAATCATATTGTATACCACTTATTTTTTAAAGAAAATACACGTTTTTATGCTATTTTATGCGTTTTGGTGCAGTTAATCTCCCATGTACAGGTATCCAAACATTTTCTCAAACGTATCAATGGCATTATCGTAAATGAAAAACGTCTGACGCTTTGATTTCTTGATTTCGACGCTAATTACCTTAAAATCTTTGTCCAGCACAAACCGCTTTGCAAGCACATCGTACATATCCGTATCCGGGATCTTCTCAATCTGCCGGACAATCTCCTCTCTTTTCCTGGAAAGAGTCCGCACTTCTGACTCCATATCAGCAATTTTAGGTGCTCCGCTGCCAACAATGTCTTTTGTGCCGGAAGTCTGCACACGTTCTCCGGCGGAGAATGACGGCATCCCGTATATGCTCGCCCTTAGATTCTTGATTTCTTCAATTTTATTCGCAATCATGCGGTCATATCTTTTGATCTGACCAAGGTAATTCTTTGTCTCCATTACATCCTCCTAAACGGGTTTATTGCCGCTTCTACTTTTGCCACCCTGTTTCCGCTGGTGATTCTAATAGCAAAGTTTGAAAAAACATCTGGAACATCATCCAGTTGCTTTTTACCGGATACCGAATACTGTTTTAACAATGACATCATTATTCCATATGGCTCATTTGGCTTGTACTTCGATGGATCCTTAAAAATCACATGCTGTAAAATCCAGCTAGAGCACTGGAAAATCCTTGCTTCCTTATTCGTCTCTGTAGGTGTATCGGTGATGTTGCAAATCCAGCCTTTAGATTCGACACGTTTATTGACTTCCATTGCCACACGGTCACCGCCAGCATTTCGCTCAAACTCGCACTCTTGCACCTCGTTATTCACCAGAATGTTAGCAGCGTTCTCATACTGCATCTCATAATCGGCAGTATTGTCGCACACGGCATCCACGCAGTAATAATCATCACCGTACTTTTGAAGAACCGGAAGGACAAAAAAGTCCGTCCCTTTTCCCTTCGTATCGCACTGCGCTGTGATAAGTTCCGGTGCGCCATGTGGAAGATTTAAGTATCTCCTGATCTTATCATCCGGGAATAGCAAGCCTTCACGTTCAATCGGTTCCTGCTTATATAGGCACTTATAGGATATTTCATCCATCAAAAGTTGTTGATCTTCAAAAAACGAGACATCGAACCCGGAAAACTCATAATCAAAATTGCTCTGGCCAGTTACCGGGTCAATATCCGGCACTGCAATTACTTTTACTCTCGAATTCCCTACGTACATGTTTTGAATACGCCCTATAACGTCCTGTACGCTCCATCTGGTCGCAATATGAATCTCTTTACAGTTCTTACCGTCTGTGTCTTGAATCTTCCTCTGGCGGGCATCTACAGAGTATTTACTCCACAGTTTTTCAAGAATCATCGGGTTAAGTGCTTCTTCAATTCCGCCGATCATATCATCTACCAAAAGAAACTTTGATGCACGGACTTTACCGGCATTCTTACTTCCGACAGACGTACACTGCACAGATGGGAACGGTTTATACTTCCCAACATTGAACTGCTCAACTTTTGCATTAGTGCTTGTAACTTGCAAATCTGGAAAAATCTCATTCCATGCATACTCATCGGCATTAGTCACAATATCGTACATACCGTCATAGTACATTCTGGTAATGTCCCCACTATGTGAATAAAACAGATTAAAATCTTTCGGATACCAACCAATCACCGCAGCATTGAAGAATTTCTCGATTGTCGTTTTCCCCGCTCCAGGGATTAAGCTGATACATAAAATGTCATATTTATCATCTATCATTCCCTGTAGAGCATCCACCAGACCAATTTTTAAAAATTGTTTCCTTCGTGGCATGTAGAACCGTTCTTTAGGCTCCCGCTTATGCTCAATGTACCGGAAAAAGCTATCAACCACCTTGTTTTGTGCTTCCAAAAGCAATACTGAATGGAATTTATCAATCAAATCATAGCTTGTCTTGTTTGCAAACGCATATTTTTCCAGATCCCAGATCGTCCCACCGGTCTGCTCCATGCAGTAACGTTCTATAAGCTCTTTAGACCGTTTTGTAAGTTGCAAGCCATATTCTGTATCCTTTTCATTATTTATAGCCACGGAACAGGCTTCTACGTATGCCTCAATGACTGTTTCATCAATGCCATGCGTCTGTATATAATTTTCGTATCCTTGGATTGTTTGTTTCAGATTTTTGGATGCCAATAGAAAAGCACCTCCACTTTCAAAAAGCAAAGGTGCTTGTAAGACCTCTGCCTATAATTTTTCTAGGTTAGCGGCTGAATCTGTATTCAGTCGGTAATTGTTTCAACTATACTTTTTTATGCATTCCTGGCAAATGTTTTCTTTCCAAAACGGATGCCCATTAGGAACATCTGCAAAATGATGAAAAACATCTGCTCTACGATATTTTTCCAGAAATATGTATCTATGACATGAGTCGCACATTCTTGGAAAAATAGCAAAACGATTAAATTTAGTAAGCATGCTTGCCTCTTTTTTTAACTGGCCGTTGTCACATCTTTCATCATCCGATAATTCATTTTCATTTTTCAATAATCGTTATGGTGTCCTGAATGCCATAATAGATCAAGTACCGTTTTCCTTCTTCACTTTCAAATTTAATGTAATTGTCGGTATGATCGCTTTCTACATCAACTTTTCCTTGATAGTGAAAGATTTCCCGTCCATCCTCTGCGGTTATCGTAATTTCCCGTTCAATTCCGTTTGTAAGTTCAGACTTAAAGTCTTTCAACCCTCTTATTCCACTGGCAGTTGACGTATTGTACCAGTTCATCAAAAACGCTAAGGCACCAATAAGTGCCACGGTACCAATAATAATTGCAATTCCTGTCTTTTTGTTAGAACAAGCCGAACAAATACCCATAATAATTCCACCGAAAAACAAAACTACTAAAACAACCCATTGTCCTAATGTTAAACATTTTTATACCTCCACCAATTTACTCTTCTACAAGTTCATATGTCTTTGCGAAAATATCCGGTTTGCACGGATAAAGTTCACCATGAACGCCACGGATAATAAAATCACCAATGGATACATGATAAGTACCCTTCAATGTTTTAATATATAGTTCCGGAGCGACCTTTAATGATGTTCTTGGAAATATATAGTACATTGTTCCATCTTCGAGAGCTTTTTCCGCCCATTCCGGTACACAATATTTACCATCACAATCTCTAAATTCTCCGTCATACTGAAACGCTTCTACAACTACCGGTTTCTTTCTATACTTTGCCATTTTCAATCCCATCCTTCCCAATGTTCGCATGAATCATCTAATGTGATTATTTTATTATTTTCATGCCCTGTTTTCATATTCAAACCCTCGTAAAAATATCCAGATCGTAATTGCCCCGAATATGGTCAACAACTTCACACAGCTTTTCTTTCACAAATTCATCCCGTGCAATTTCCGGGTGAGCGTAAAATGTGCAACTCCCCGGCTTGCCATCTTGCTGATATTTCCGGTAGTCAAATACCATGGTAAACAGCGGAATCCGGGTGAGATTTTTCGTTTTCCGCCGAATCCAAAAATTGCAAAGTCTTTTAAACATCTTTTCTCTCCCCCTTATAGATATTACGTACATTTTTTGTCCCAGTAGTAAATGAACTTTTGATCTTTTTAGAATTGTTTTCAATACCGGCCTCCATATGATTCAGACGGTCTGCATTCAATGGACTGCTGACATTTGGCTTATTTTTCCATGTCTGTTTAACATATTCAACAAATTCACTTATCATGGCCATACCTCCATTTTGAAAAATTGGAACACCAGGAATCGAACCCGGGACTCTCCGGATATAAGCCGGAAGCTTTACCACTGAGCTATGTTCCAAAAATGGCAGGAGGTGGATTTGAACCACCGGTCTCAAGGTTATGAACCTTGCGAGATAACCACTTCTCTACCCTGCGAAAGCCACCGCCCGGAGTCGAACCGGGAACCTACTGATTACAGATCAGTTGCTCTTCCAATTGAGCTATGATGGCATCGCATACGCCGCGCAACTGGCATATGCATTTTACAGCTTTATACGTAGCTGCCAACTGAGACAGTCTTTCAACGCGCCGCGCATCTACTCAATCGCCTGCTGTGATTCTTTTTGGCGAACTCCTTCACACCAAGGAAACTACCGCAGCAAAACCTAAAACCCCACCGAGCCTTGCGACGGCTCTTTAATCAGCTTTCCGCTAGTGGGGAAAGGAGAAGCCAAACAATGGAAAAAAATCCATTCTGGGGACACCCCGAAGTCCCCAACTAGGCTACCCGGATTCGAACCGGGGATACAGGAGTCAAAGTCCTGTGCCTTAACCACTTGGCAATAGCCCATCACTTTTTGCATCTTTCCTGATGCTTTAACTGGCAGATAATCATTTCTGCTACGTTCTCACGCTGTCTGCCAATTCCATGACCTTGCCGGAACAGTTCGCATTGTAGGACTTCCGAGCAGTTCTGGCATTCATCGTTGATTTCCTTGCTCCCGATCTTCATTCACATTACCCTCTTCCAGCTCAATGTATTTTCGGATATACCATCCTGCCTTTTTCACGTCTTCCAGTCCGTTTTTCCCACGGTGCCGGTAAAGATACTTGAACGCGTTGCAGATGCAGAAATTCTTAACAGCTTCAATTCCCTGTGTTTCCAACATAACATCTATACACTCGAATTTTCCTGTCTCATAATGCGATGGGTGATTTACATTGTCTGCCATTATACGTCCCCCTCTTCCCGGTGAAGTGATCTCTCAACTTCAAATCCATCCGGATACCGTGCTTTCAATTTCTCAATGTTCATTTCCATTACCGCATCCATGCTGGTTCCAATAGCTTCACACGCTTCGGCAATCATCCACAGACAGTCACCAAGCTCTTTCATCATGTGCTGCTTATCTGCTTTATGTCCCTGGTATTTCTTTTGCAGGATTCCTGCTACTTCGCCAGCTTCACTGTTCAAACCAAATACTGCATGATAAAATCTGTCCGATTTATTCTCCGGCGGTATATTGCATGTCCGCATTGCTAATCTCTGATATTCACTTCCGGTCATTGCTTTACTCCTTAAGGTCTTTTTGTTTTTTTGGAAATTTGGGGGACTTAGTAGGGCGGTTTTTGCTGATCTGTTAGACCCCCTCCCCCGTGCTTTTCTGGTCTTTCAACGAGTCGCAAAAGAACAATTTGACGACACGTTACAAAACTATACAATATATTGTGCTTTTATGTTATTTGTTGCACTATATCTAGCTTATCTCTGAATTCTCGTCATTTTTGTTCGTGTCAGGCAGACAAACAGGCTCTTTCTGCCCCAACTTTGGCAGCTGTTCAGCCGTCAATGCCTGCGATCTCTGGCGGTTGCTATCTGCTGTATATGGGCTTGCCCATCCATGCCGCCTGTTAAGTATTGCGATCACTCCAACTGGGTTAGCCTTGCCCGATGCAAGCTTATTTTCCAAGCTTTCCTCGTTGTATTTCAACAGCTTTTTGTGAATCTCAGAACCCTTGCGGCTTAGTTCCCGCGGATTATAGCCCCAATCATATATGGTTCCGTCAGGTATTCCGGTTAAATTGCTAAAACCTAGAACACTTATTTCTTTCTCATATTCCATACACAAATATATATAATGATCACATACCCTATCTATTAGATCATAGTTATATGTATTACATGTACTATTCATGATACAGTTAGTATCAGTTATGAGATTCTTATTTCTAAACGCTTCACGATCTCTAAATACTTCACGGCGTATAAACATAAGTGCTGCATTCCAGATGCTCTGACTCTCTTTTCTCATGTCCTCAATATTTCGCCTTTCGCAGTACAGGCGCAGATACATATCTATATCTGTCTCAAAAAATTCTTGATCCGGTTGAAAATCTGTTACTTTTTCCATTCTCTGCACCTCCTTCTGTGATTTCCGGGAAATAAAAAACGCCCACGAGAAAAGACTTATATCTAATCTCGTGAGCGTGACGCCTCTGTTTTGCTTTCTGCCGTCCTTGCTCTATAACTGCCTGTTCCGTTGCGGCTCTTTGTTCCCTCCTCGGCAATCTGGGAGAACCTGCGAAACCCGGTTGAATTGACTTAATCATATACCACATTTTTTTATCTGTCAATAGTGTTTTCCACAATATCTAGTATGCTTATATATACATATATACTTATAACTCTGGAGACCCAATAAATCTAGGTGTAGTATTATATATAATATATTAGTGTATCTAATATCTATAGTTATTCGCGCGAAAAAATGATGTTTTTGCACACAAAAAGCAGACCTAAACCGGAATTTTTACCGCTGGTCTGCTTCGCTATTTGTTGCTATTTGATTATCAAAGTTCGCTCATTTACACCTGAGTTTATTTGGGGTGGCTCCGTCGTTAATTCCAGATTAGCCATACTAAATGCAGGAGTCAATAGAAATCTCATGTTACACTTGTAACATTTAATTTTCCGCTTCCGCCCTGTTAATGCTGGCAGCTCTAGCAGCTTCCTTTTCTTCGTCCTCTTCCGGCATCTGCCCGGCTCTTATGCGCTCTAACTCTCGCAAGAAAACAGCTTTCGCGTCTTCCGGTTCTTCTTCCTGTACCGGTTCCGGCTCTGGTGGCATCTCGTTAGCTGCTGCTTTCTTCTTTGCTTCGTTTTCCGCTACACGTTTCCGCCATATCTCCATAACGTCATCATCTGTCAACGGTTTCTTTTCCGTCTGTGCTTCTGTAACGGTTGTATTTTCGTTTTCAATGTCCGTTGGTGTATTTGCTGTCTGTTCATGTTCCGGTGCCGTTTCTGATCTTTCCAGCTCGTCCAGACGATCAAGAACGCATTGCAAACAGAAAGCCGCCATACTCTGACCGCTCAACGTTGTTATGCGTTCCTTTGTCCCCTTCGGTGCCTTGATCTGGATAATGTCGAATTTTGCGTTGTAGTTATTCTGTGACCGTCTAATATAATCCGGTGTACTCATTGCGTTATTTCCTCCATGCAAGAATTATTATATAATAATTATAACATAGAATTATTATATACGCAATATGATATAGAATTATGTGTGATAATTATAATATAGAATTGTGACATAGAATTATTATACAGAATTATATTATCCTGGCATAAAAAAACCGCCCATTTCTGGACGGTTTAAAAGTTGACAAATCAAAAAAGATATGATATTGTATAAGCATCAACAGCACATGGAGCTGTTGTGTGTCCGTCAGTCCTGTCTGGTACGGTTGAGTTGAAAAGTGTGATTGTATATGAACTTATGTTCAGAGAGAAAAAGCATGACCTATTCGATCATGCTTTTTTCTTTTTTTCAATCCTTTTTTCGTAATCATTAAGAATCAAAACAGCCGCACCTGTGCGACATTCTTCCTTGCTTTCTTCACGGATAGTTCCATCATTTTCGAAAAATGCAATTTTTCCAGAAGATTTCTGGATTACTTCAGTAGCTGAGAGTCCATAAAACGGATCGCAGCTTTCTCTTAATTCCTCCGCCCGTTCCATCATTTCACAAATTCTTTCGAGCTGCGGGATAGAAAACGCTTTCAAGTCGTCTTCTTTCATAACACCTTTTAAATACCATGTCAGATTCTTTACCGTTGATTCTTTCATTTCAACTAACTTTTCTTTTCTCATGTTTCCTTCTCCTTTCATGTGGGGCGATCTCTCGCCCCGGCGGTGTTACTTGCTCAGCTCAAGATCTTCTGTACTGATTCCCAGATTTTGAAGCTCTGCCCGGACAAGTTTTTCTTGATACTCAAGTTCTTCTTGTCCGTACTTTTTAATTCTCTGGATGGCTGCGAACTTCTCAAGTGCTACTTGTTTCATCTCGTTTTCGTTCATGTCTTGCATCTTTTACCTTCCTTTCCGGCTTCCGCCTATTGCCTTTCGACAATATTATAATAACTTATTTTAGTTATATTGTCAATACTATAATTCAAGTTTTTCTTTTATTTCTTTTTCCTCTGCTGCATCCTTTTCATAATATATTAAGTGCTCCGGCTGCATATTCAGAACGGCGCATATATTATTCAATGATTTCATACTTATATTTGCGTTATTTTCCTTTATTTTTCTCCATGTGTCCTGCGATATAATGCCTGTTTTTTGTGCCTTGTATGCTGTCATTCCTGCCGTTTTCAGTGCTCCGGCAACGTCAAATTTGAAACAAATCATTTTGTATTCCCTCCTTACATATAGATAATAATATTTTTATCCGAAAAAGTCAATTAAAAATAACTAAAAAAAGTTGCATTTTATATTGACAATAACTTTTTTTAGTTATATAATAAAGCCATCAAATAAAGAACCGGAGGAAAACAAAATGGCAAATATTAAAATCGAAAACGGAAAAATCTATTCCGAATCTTTCGGAAAAACGGACGTATTCGAAATTGTCGGAAGAATCCCGGCAAACTTCTTCGTCTGGAACATTGGCGAGAACATGGGAACTCATGACTACATCCCATTATGTGAAGACCTGCACCCGGAAGACAAAGAAAATTATGAAATCAATCGGGCAACTCTTAAAGCTATAAGAGTCACCCCGGAGGAATGGGAAAAATTAAACGATGCCGCAAGCGTTGGAGTTAATAGCCTCCAGACGGCAGCCAAGGCATTAAAAAGCAAAAGGCGCGGCTACTGGAGCGACAGAAAAAGAGCCGCCGCAGAACTTACAATTGATATTTTCATGAAAATATCATAGTCGAAACCGCCGCCCGGCGGTCTGCAGGAACTGCCCCACCTGCACCGATGAGACAGGGCACACAATGAAAGGAAAAAAGTATGGAATTTATGGAGAAATTGCAAAAACAAAAAGGAGAAGCGAAAGTCGCTTACATAAAAGCCCGTAACGAATGGGCAGACACCAGAACAGCCGAAAATATCAATGGTGATTTTGAAAAATGGAAAGTCTTATGCAATAGAAAAAAGGACTGCATGAGATTAGGAGTAATCATATAACAAGCCGAAACGCCCGCAAGGGCGTCAGCCGTGGGACAGCCTCCCGGCTCTGATGATGGCAGGCTAGAAAGGGAAAACATGAAAGATTATATGAAGGAAATGAAGTGGGCGATTGTCAATATCGTGGACAGATCAACGCAGGACGACCGCAGGAGCAAAGTAAATGTTGAGGCACTTTTCCAGAATCCGGTGCAAGCAGAAGATAACTATATCATCCGCAATCCGGAACACAAAAGATATATTATTTTTGTTGATTACCTGGAAAGGTTTGAACGTTACTATAACGACATTCAGGATCTAAACGAAGAATATGGAGATCACGCAATTTTCCACCTTGAAGAAATCAGTCAGGGTTACGAATGGGATACCAAATTCAGAACCATTCTTGACATCTGGACAAATACAGAGCTTTAAAGGAGGGCATAACATGACCGACGTTCTTTTCTGGCTTGTGATCGGCTATGGTATCCGGTATTCACTGGAGATCATAACCGGGAAAATAGAAATTTAGCAAGCGCGAGCGGCGCGGCTCCGGGGTTCGACTCCCCGGCTTGCTTTTACCCGGATTCCGGGAAAAATTGAAAATATGGAGGAATTGAACCATGAGAAAAATTAAGGTTGAATGGTGCGAAAATTTTATCAAAAAGACATTTGCGAAACTTCCAGAATTTGCAACAGGTATAGAAATTGGTTGTTTTTGGAACATGGCGGAAAAGTCCAGACTTTGGACGCGCGGAACGTATGACTCCCCAATGTCTCAAGCGTTAGAAAAATTAACCACCGTTAAGGCAGTAAAGGGAGATAATGGGGAACTCATATATTATACATTTGAATTAAAATAATCGCCGCAGAGGATGCCCGTCGGATCACTACCGGCGGCGGTTTTATGAAATTGAAAAAGGAGAAAAGGAAATGAAAGAAAATAACTATGTTTTGCACACAAAAAACGGTGTGCAGCTTGTGACGGAATCGCAGGCGATCAACAACGCACTGGAGCAGGAAAAAAGCGGAATTTCTCCGCGTTATGCGTTCCGGGATTATAAGACCGGCGAAAATCTCACGCCGCCCGGTTGGCTTGTATGGTCAACCTATGCGGACGGGTGCGGCGTTGTATACCGTCGCCCAGATGGTAAAATGATAGTTTCTACCGGCTTTCCCGGTGATTTCTGCATGATATAGGGTGGATTCTGTCCGCCCTTTTTCTGCTACCCGGATGCAGTCCGGTGTCAGAATTGTACATTGACAACTTAATACAGTTGGCGAAGTCTGTCCAGATCGCAGCAGATTAACGGGGATACTATGCCAGGATAAAAAAGGCATTGACATTTTCGTTGCTCTTGGTGTACGCTTATAATATTATTTTATCCCTGTACCGGTTCCCGGTGATTTTCTGCCCACAAAGCAGGATTCCGGGAAGCAACCGGAAAATAACCGGTGCTGGATGGCGCGCCAACGTCACCCAGTGAAATGCCTGTGGCCTGTTCAGATCGACCATTTTCCCTTCCGTGACAAGGAAATTTCAAAAAAATTTTCGCAAAATTTCACCACTTTTTCACTGACCCTGTAACCGATTTTCGGATGAAAAAATGAGATATAGGGGGGTATAAAAATCTCCTAGAAATTTTCCGCGCAAACGAAAAAAATTTTTTGCATTTTTATGCAAATTTTCTGTTCAGACTTCCCATCAAATCGTCCAGTAAATAGATCAAATCTGTTCCGTAAAGGCTTACCCAGTCTGCCAGATATTCTTCCTGCTCCATTGGCATATGTATGTTGAAAGAAAAGCAGAAACAATGGCAGAGTTCGTGTGCCGTCACACGGCGCAGAAATGCCCCTTTAAGCCTGTTTGATAGGTAAACCGTAGAAGTATTGGCATCTGTCACACCAACGCTTTGTGATCCGTCAGAGCGCGTCAGGAATGGACTTGTAACTGGGACAAATTCTATATTCCAACTATGACCGTTGATTTCAAACATAATTGCACCTCAAAAAGGGTGATGCAAAACCGCACCACCCTGCACTTTTACTGAATCTTCTGCATGATAACTTGCATCTTCTGCTTAAGCAAAGCTTTTTCCTCTGGTGATGCATCAGAAATCAATTCCACAATGTCAGAGCCAATTTCACGCGTGTACTTTTCCAGCTCTTTCATTTTGTGTTCCTTGTCTTCTGCCGTGTTTCCACGGTGAAGTTCTTTACTCTCGGTATAATTGCGTTTAGCCATGTCATACCGGCTCTCCATGTGGCTGCCAGAGTCAGAACTCATCGACGGCTCTGTGTAGTACATTCTGCCAGAACCTCTGTCCATATCCCGGTACTGCTCCATGTTTCGGTACATTTCCGGTGTCATGTGGTAGTAGGGCGGTTCCTCATAGCCACGACGGTATGTTCCGCGTCCTTTCGGTGCAAATCTTCCATCTGCATACCGGTAATGATCGTAAAACTTCCGTCCATCTCCATACCGGTCAAGCATTTCCATTACATCTTCTGCATCAAATTCCTGCATGGCTTTTGTCAGCTCCCGATAGTACATAGCTTCTGCCAGATCTTTCATCATGTCAACGACCTGTCCCATCTCGGAAGTATCAATATTTTCGATTCCGGCATCAAACTGCTTCTCGGCACATTCAGCCAGCTTTTCGATCATGCAATACATTCTTTTAACATCCATTGCTTCACGCCTCCCTCGTTACAACGATATTGGCATTTGCTACTTCAATAGCCTGTGTGCTGGTGTTTTCTACTGCAATGTTCACGCAACATCCTGCAGGTACATCTACATAGATTCCAGCGGACACGTTGTTATACTGCGATACTGCTGCCGGAGTGGAACGCATTTGAGATGAAAGAACTGGTTCTCCGCTGATTGCGATTGCCAGAGAAATTTCACCTGCTGTTCCACCTGCCGGTACTGCGATATTTGCAGAAAAGTTCACAAAGTATCTTGCTCTGCACTGATTCGTGATTCCTCTAAGCGTAATAATTCCGGAACCTTCCCGGTGTTTAATACAGTTTGTTCCCCGAACTGCTGTATTTGTGAAAATTACATTTCCGTTCTGAGCTACTTCCTGAGTAGCTACAGATGTAAATTCAGCCATAATATTACCTCCATAAATGATAAAGGGCAGGACGTTAAGCCTGCCCTTGTGTAATTCTGCTATGCAGACATAACCTGTTTGGTTAAGTTACTTGTATTCTGTTGTCAGCATCCACAGCCGGTGTTGCATCCGCAGCCTGCATAACCATAAAGGTTAGATGCAGGATATGACGGAACTGGTGTCGGACGTACCGCATCAATGATCTGCTGTGTCTGAGCCACCATCTGAGTAGTGAGAAGTGCGCTCTGTCTGTCCTGAGAAGCCGCCCGGCGAAGATCACTATTCTCTGCCTGAAGAGCAGAAATTTTCTCCTGGCACAGATAGTCAAGGATTGCACGGGTTCCTGCGTTCTGGCTGTCAATGATGTCTCTGGTGTTGTTATTCATGGTGTTCTGCAATGCACAGGTATTCTGTGCCATGTTGTAGTTCACACCTTGAATTGCTTCTCTAGTATCGCAGCAGCAACTTGCGATCTGTGCCTGTAATGCATTCGTGTTCTGCATATTAGCAATAGTATCTGCATTGATTGCCTGCTGGATGCCAAATCCAGTCTGCATTACATTGGTGTTAATTCCGTTCATTCCTGTCTGGACTGCATAGAATCCGTCACATAATCCGCTTGTAATTCCATCGAGTTTACCGATGATCGACTGTGTGTCGAACCCTCTTTGCAAGTCTGCCTGTGTTACTGCACCGGTAGCGTAAGGCGTTGCTCCGCCGCCATTATTTCCCCAGCCGCCGAAGCCTCCGCCCCAGCCCCCGAAGATAGCAAAGATGACGACGATAAACCAGAGCCATCCCCCGTCTCCCCAGCCACCGTTTCCGTATCCTCCGCCATTAGCTGGCATTACCGGCATTGTAAAAGGTGTGTTATTGCTGTTAAACATATTAGATTTACCTCCGTAAAATATATTCATAAAGAGGTTCCCCGGGTTTTGTGCACAAACCTCTAATATGCTATCAAAGATTAAATTTGCTTTTTATCTGCTGCATTACTTCATCTGCATTCAGACCTTTTTCTTTGCACAGGTTTCTTGCCATTTGCTCAACTCCCTGTGCATCCCCTTTCTGCATAAGTTCCACGGCATTTTTAGCCATTGGATTGCTCATGATCTGGTTGTTTCCCATAATGTTTTGCATAAACTGCTGTGGATTTTGAAACATCTGCATTAAATTCATCGGATTCATTCAGATTCACCATCCTTTTTCACTGTGGCAGTTCTTCCTTTTGTTCCCGGTCTGGCTATTGACAGTTCCAACCGGTCAATTTTTTCGGAAAGTTCGTTGAAGCGTCTCTCAAATACCTCTGTGACGTTCTGTACGAGTCCAGAAGCCATTTTGCCTTCGTCAGCTTGTACTTCTTTGGGTGTATTTGGTTGAACCGGTTTATAGGTCAATGTGCGTATTGTTCCATCAGCACACCAACTTTTAACATAGATTTCTGACAAATCCTGTTTTGGGAAGAAAGCTGCTGAACCGTCCATAGGCACACAATCAGCTGTCACGTTTTCGATTGCCTGCACGACCATTCCGTTAAGTCCCCTTGGCATCTGTTGCACCGGTGGAGTCTGTTGCTGAACCTGCTGTGCCGGAACTTCCGGCTGCTGAAATCTCGGCTGCATATACGGAAGATAAGAATTTACACCGTACTGCTGCTGGCCATATGGCATCTGAGGATACATATTATTCTGATACGGAACTGGCATCTTCTTTTACCTCCTCCAAAACTTCCTCTATTGCATGAATGACTTCTGATTGTGTCTGTAGATCAAGTCTCTGCAATTCTTTCCGGGCAAAAATCTTTTCTAAAATTTCATCTGAAAACATTCTTTTCTCCCTCCTTCTGCTTATATTTTGGCATAAAAAAAGAGAAGAAAATTTTCGTTTTCTTCTCATAATATTCTCATTCGCATAAGGCTTTTCTATGTACCATTTATGTACCAATTTATTGAAAAATATAAATAATTATAATGAACTACGTGAACATGAAATTATCAAAAATCCTTTAAATATAAGCATTTGTAGGACTTTAACAAGTTATAATGAGAATCAGCTCCTTCCTAAGTATATTTTTCTCAATAATTTTATTTTTTACTACTACCTTTAATTTTTGTTGATTTATCAACGTTTTTTGAAACTTAAAAATTCATTTTGTACCAATTATGTACCAATTACACCACTCTAAGAGCTTCCTCCACCATATCCATTTCCTTCTTTTTCTGGTCTTCCGTGGCATGAACATATATGTTCATTGTTGTTGTTATATTAGAATGACCCAATATCATTTGCAATGTTTTCGGAATCATTCCTGCTTCTGCGCATCTGGTAGCAAAAGTGTGTCTTAAAATATGCATTGATATTTTAGAAAGTCCATTCTTTTTGCATACAGTATACAACTCAATATCCAACTCTGTGTTATTAGCTGGCTTTCCATCAAGTCTTAAAAAAACTGTATCTTTCCATTTGAACTCTAACACTTTTAAGCCATTGTCTATTTTCTTTTGCTCCTTCAAAATTTCAAATGCTTCTTCTGTAAGTGGTATTGTTCGTTTTCCATTTCTGCTTTTTGGATCTCCTATTCGCCATTCCTTTAATTTGTATTTGTATCTGCATGTCCTTTTGACTGAAATTGTTTTGTTCCCAAAATCTACATCTTTCCATTCAAGACCAATTAGTTCTCCGGCGCGTAAACCCGTCTGCAATGCAAAACGATATTGTTTTTCGTACTTGTTTCCAGAAATAGCTTTAAGTATTTTTCTTTGCTCATCAATTGAAAGCGCCTCTCTATTTGAAGATTTTTCGCCAATATTATATTGAACAACTTTTGTGCAAGGATTTTTACTCAAAACATTATTCTGATATGCATAATCTAGCATATTGTGCAAAGTTGCTTTCGCCTGCATAATGGAAGTGTTTTTATATCCTTCATCTGCCATCCTATTCAATACTCTTTGGCAATCTATCGTGCTTACATCACGCAACAATTTATGGCCTAATACAGGTTCTATATTCATTCTGTAACGGTCTTTGTAATTGTCTAACGTGTTCAGTCTTACTGTTTTTTCTTTGACAGCTATCCAGTATTTATACCACTCGGAAACAAGCATATTTACCGGAAAATCTATATTGGAATGTGATTCTAAATACTGAGAATCCGCAACCCATTTCCTGCACTCTTGCAACTTCCTAAAAATTTTTTGAACTCGTTTCCCGTCTCTTGTTGTATACCTTCCAATATAGTATCCATCTTTTCTCTGACTAATTCCAGAACCAAGTTCTTTTCCCTTAAAGTCTTTTCCCACGTTTCGCCTCTCCTTTCTTTATGAGAAAAGCCTTATGCAATATTAAATATTATCACATAAGGCTTCAAAAGTCTACAATTCCACATTTTCAGAAATGTATTTCTCAAATTCTTTTCTTTTAATCAACCTCTTTTTTCCGACAAAAATTACAAATGTACATCTTGGATCATTGGAAATATCCCTTATTTTATTGATTCCTATGTTGCTGTACTCAGCAGCTTCTTCTAATGTAAGTGCCACCTTTTCCCATATTGGAACTTTTACGCTCATTTTATCATCTCCTACCTTTTCTTTGATTGAATGAATCCTTCGGCATAGTGTAGATTTTGGAAGAAATGTTTCTAAACATATTTGATCCAGGCTCTTTCCGCGACAGAGCATATGGAAAATCACTTCTTCCTCTTCTGTAAAATTTGTTTTTTTGATTATAAGATCAACTTCCGGCTTACTTAGTCTGTTAAAATTTGACCTCATAAGCCGCACCTCTCAATATAATATTCCTGATTTTTCCAGTTTATTTCTGGCTTCTCTCGCTTTTTTAGACCTCGCCTTCTGTACATTCATTTTATAATGCTTTTCACAGACTTTATACCTTTCTTTTACAGGGCTATCGCAAAAGAAACACAGTCCATTTTTTACACGGTTATCACGTTTATTACTAAACGTTAGTCTTTTTTTCTGGTTTCGTATTTTTTCTCTGCATATACCGCAAGTTTTAAATCCATAATCTGCTTTTCTTTTACCACATCTAGTGCAAATTCCAACTTCTATACGTCTGTGATGTTCCTTTTTCGCCCATTCCCTGTGCTTTTTGTTGTATTCTAATCTTCCATCACCCTCCCGGCTTTTCATTACATATCCATTTTCTTTTGCCCTGCATTCAGGACAAGATTTTTCATCTCCAAAAAGATCATTTTTCCCACATCTAGGGCAAATTTTGTGAGCAAGCAGCCAATCTCTTGTGTCTTTCTTATACTGATTCTGTTCTTTCAAACATTTTTTGCACAATGCACCTTCCCTATCTAATGGTTCTCCGCATATTTGGCACAAACCATTCATGAGTCTTTTTTTCCGTAATTTTTTAGCGTAAATCGAATTTTTCGACATAATCTTTCGGAGTAAAGCTAGCTTTATTGTCCGGACAAACCTCTTCACTCCTTCCGATATTTATTTTTCTTCTATGCTATATGCATTGCTTTCTATTCCATCCAATTTCTGGTTTACCCGTCCTATAAGTTTCCGGATATTCTCCGGCATCTTTGCAATTGTGTTCTCACGCTCAACAATCGTCCGATAGCATCTGACAAAATGGCTGCTCACTACACTTTCATTGTATTCTGTGTCCATTGCCCAAGCGTATAACTGATTTGACGAGCCTACGGCTTTCTGCACAGATTCTGGCAGCTTCTCATACTCCTCCCGGCTATTATAAGCACTCCTTCTGATAGCTTTACTCACCAACGCCCATGCTTCCATTTCATTCAAATCTTCTGGTTTAGTGAGCAATTGAATTTTTTCGACGATCTGCCCAGGTGATGGAGGAAATCCGCTGGCATTTTCTCTGACAAATGCCACAAATGCCGCCTGCACAAGCTTCCAGTCAAAATCCTGCAACATCATATGCCAGACATTTACCGCAGCTGTTTTGCTCGGAGGATTGTAATTCTGATACGCTGCCTGCATCATTGCCAGAAGATTTTGTGTCTCTTCTCTTGTCATCAGCTATCCCTCCACTCTCCTAGAATGTCCTGCTGTCCTTTTGGTCTGAAGACTTTCTCTTTCTGGTTGACGTATCCCTCAAATTTGGTGCAAAACAGCGTTCCTGGCTTCAAAAACTGCTCAAACTGCGTACCTTTCCATTCCTTTGCCTTTTTGTCGATCACGTTCTTAAAATCTTCCATCGTATATCCTTCGGAAAATCTGGCATTTATGTAAGATTGTGTCTGCTTGTTATTGTATTTGTATCTTGTTCCGCATACTTGATTCAAATAGTCAACAATTTCCTTGATCTGCTCTAACGTAACACTCTTTTTCTTCCGCTTATCCTCTTCTTTCAAGGCAGCAATTGCCAAATCAAGAGCCTCATTATGCATAACGCATAGCTCTTTTGACGGATTAGCCGGACTATCTGGGTGCAAATATTTTGTTTTCAGATATTCAATAGCCTCTTTCTCTTTCATAATCAACTTCCTCCAGTTCATTCAAAGCGCATCGGCTACATAACTGCATTCCGTCCACTTTGTATAATTTTTCTACTTCATCCCCACACTCGTCGCAGATCAGCACTACCGTATGTCTTCTAGGACAACTATCCCCAAGGCAAGGATATGCCGGAACAGCGCAACCGCAACATTCATCTCTTTCAGTTATCACTCTGAATCACTCGCTTTCTTTTCTCTTAAAATCCTCGCAAGGCACATCAAGCAAGCAACCGCATTCTTCGATTTCTGTCACTCCTCAATATGTCTTGTATCTGTAAGAGTTTTCACATTTAAAGCAGAAATCATTTCCACTATTCAGCTTGCAACTCGTCTTTTTATCTTCCAACCTTTTCCCGATACTCTCGTTTATCCTTTTGAGTTCCTCGACCTTTTCCTGCAATTTCTCAAAATCTTCAATGAGTTTATTATATTTCTTCTTGCTTAAAATCTTCATTCTAAATCACCCTTTCTTTTTAGGCTAAATAGTAGCCCTTACTTTTAGCTTCTGCATAATCATCTTCTGAAAGCAAAACTTCTTTCTGAATCTCTTTGTTTCCATAACAATCAACATCACATACAACCTTGAAAAATAACATTCCGTTCTTTTCAATCGGTTCTTCGTGAGTTATGTTTGTTACATAATGTTCAAGTAAATTCATTCTGAATCACCCGCTTTCAATAAATCCATAAATTTCTCATACTGTTTCTGCGACACCTTATTATTAGCCTTATCCGCTCTCAGCTCGATTTTAAGGTGCTTTTCTGCTATAGACGATAATTCCCTAGCCATATTCTTTCTCCCCTGTTGTATGCCCTGCGAGTACGTCTTAGGCTGCTTGTACTGCCCTGTTACCTGTTTCCCTTTTCCTTGGCTGCCCGCTGTGACGTTATACATTTGAAAACCTTTATCCGCAAACGATTTAATAGTTTCAACTTCCTTATCATCCAATTCTGACTTAGGATATGTCCTGTAATCAAGTTTCCAGCCGTATGGATTTTCATTACTGTAAAATCCGTGTTTTTTAAGACTTAATGCTATATGGTCATACTCACCTAAATGTGACGCGCATCTTTCCAGCAGATTTACTGCCTGTCCGCAATAAGCTCTCCTGATTCCAGCTTCATCAATCCTGTAAAATACATATATTCCACCGGAATCAGGGATGTCTGGACAAATTTTCTTAATTCTTTTTTCGCGCTCTGCTTTCATTGCAAACACTTTTCTAAAATCCTTTGTCAAATTCTCACATCCTTATCATTTTTCCTTATTTCAAGATTAAGTCCGCATTCCTGCCGGAGAACTTCGATCTGGTCATCCCATGTGAAATAATCATCCATCAGGCATTCTGCCTGAAAATTAAATTCATGAATAAATCTGTCTAGTCTTGTTCTCCCAAAACCAAATTTTTCGTGAAGAATATATGCCGATAAAATAGTGACTGTATCAACTGTGTTGTTCTTTATCCGCATAATGCATTCATTCATGGCAGCCTTGCTAACGGCACACGGAAGATCAACAATATTCCTCATCCTTAATTCTTCCTCAAGTCCTTCGACACCTTTTGCCTTGGCAATTCGTAGAGCCTGTGCCATGCCCTCCATTCTTGCCCGCTCCTCTTTATTTCGTGACATCATGCATTCTCCAGTTCAACTTCTGACCGCAGCACTGGCAATAATCCCATCTTTCTGTAACTCCGCAGCCACATACAGGACAATAACCAGATTTCCATATGTAACTTGTTCCATACATATCTTTCACAATCTTCCTTCTCTGCTTCTCCATAGCCGCCCTGCATTCTTCTACCGTGCCGATTTTCCTGTATTCATCCCACATGGCCGCTTCATCGTATGTAAGGATTCTGGCATTGACAGGATCCTTTCTGCCCGGCTCCCGGATTATTCGTTCCATTACATCCACCATATCTTTTAGAGTCATTTGATCGCCGTAGATAGCTTTCAGGCGGTCTGTCAATTCACGGTACTCCTGCATATCTCTCAACAGATTTTCTACTTCATTCCCGTTCATGGCTTTCCTCCATTTTCAAAGATGCTTTATATTCTTCAATCATCGAATTTAATTTTATGTTGGCTTCTTGGCTTGTAAGAAAAACCTTTTTTCCCATTTCCGGCAAATCTTCCAACGTGATATGATGCACGTCGATATTCGGAGAAAATATCCAAGGTTTTTCCCGGCAAACAACTATAAAAGGCTTATATACCCTTGTTCCAATATCGCACGGCAACCGCAGCAGCCTTCCCTGCTCTTCCAGATCTTCGTATTTTCCTAACGCTTCAAGCAATAACCCTTTATACGCGTAAGAATTTTCTCCACATTGTAAGTTATCAGCAGCTCCATGTGTTCCATCACTGTACGTTTTCGTTAATCTCTCCATCATACGCCTCCTTCGGTTTCTCACACCGCTCAAATTCTATCACCCAGACCCACAATCAATCTTTTCTATGCTTTTTTCCATGACATTTATAGCATAGCCATATAACATCTAAAGGTTTTGAATAGTCATCATGATGTGCAGTCAATCTTACTTTTCTACCGCATTCCTCACAAAATTCTGGTTTTACAACATCACCACGTTTTACAGCATTATTTAATTTTCTCCTTGCTACATACTTTTCATCTTTTTCTCTTTCACGATTACGGTCACGCTCTCTGAATTTTTCAATATCTGCTTTTCTCGCACGTTCCATATACCTTTGATTATTTTCTCTTGCAGTATCCTTATTTCTCGTTCTTATGCTTTCTTTGCAATGGCATTTCTTACATTCTGGCGTAATCCCAAGAATCGTCCGCTTATTCTTATAAAATTCCTCATACGGTTTAAACTCTTTGCATATTCCGCATTGATATAATGTAATACCGTCTTTTACAATAGTTTTTCTTCTCCTTGCGTTATTGACAATTCCTTTATAAGAATCACTCATTTTCTTTTTACTCTCTTCTGAATGTGGCATATCATGCATTTTGTATTTCCTCCGGCTTATCAATTTTCACAAATTCTATCACGAAAACGTAAGGATTCGCATCCCAGCCGTAACTGTCAAGGCTCTTCTGGTTAATGCTGTTCCACAAATTTTCAAATCTTTTTCGGTAGCTGTCACAGAACGGGCAGTCAACATCCATATGTCCAAGTGAATGAACATCTACAGTGCCGATTATTCCTTCTCCTTTGCACAATGGGCAATATGCCTTATTAACTGGATAATCCAAGCTGTCTGGCATTCCCTCAGCTTCTGCACCATCCTCTGTAATATCCTGCAACCGTTCCACCCTCACATCCGTAACCTTAAGCCAGATACGTGCCGCTTCTTTCGGCATGTGGATGGATGGGTGCCACTTCGCGTCTCCACTTATTTCATCTGTTGCCCGATACATGTAGCAACCACAAGTTTTATCCAAAACGCTTTTCTTTGGTTCTTTGGGGCATTTTCCTCTTTCGTCTCCCTCACAGTTCCAACATTCAAAACGCTCCCATGTTTCGCGAACGTAGAGAATATCGCCCGGCTGATACGGCGATCTTCTTTCCGGCTCCATCGGATAACCACATCTTGCACAATATACATTTTCTGCCATCTTGTCATATATGTACTCATTGTGGACATACTTGCAAGTCGGGCACTCTTCCCACTGGGGCTTTATCACACGTCTTGTGCAGGTCTTCCGCCCGTACATAATTGCCCGCACCATCTCGGTATTGAATAAAATCGGTTTAATTGCCATCTACCCACCTCCATCTAAAATGAAATACTGCAAAATGAATCTGAATGTTGAAATTTTTATCAATCATTTCATACTGGGTGCTTATCCTGATTGTTGGAAGAATATATACATCTTGTATATCAATCAGGAAGTCGAATCTGTCAAACCGCATTTTCACACCCCACTTTTTTCGCTGCCTGCATCAGAGGACATCTATTTCGTCATCCTTTCAAATCGGAATTTCTGTGCTACTTCTGGATATTTCTCATGATCCACCTCTGAGCAAAACATATCCAGCGGTCTGCACCAAGTATCTGACGGCTCATCCCATCTGGTATAAATAACCATTGGTTCCGCCGTTTCGCTGTGAATTGCGATATCCTTCACGATATAGATAGTACCTTTGAAATGCCGGTATCTGTATCCCACCATATCATTTTTCACACTTTCAATTTTCTTCTGCATTTCTGATCTCTTATCAACCATCTACTCCACCGCCTTTCACGATCTCCTCTGAGTACGCATATGCTCCCATTGCCAGAATGTGTTCGTCTCTACCAGTCTGCATATACAACTCCCTCTGCTCTTCCTGTTTCTTTTGAAGTTCAGATATAATCTTGTCCGAATTGTTCGCCCTCCTGTTCCAATTCTCGATTGCTTTTTCCTTTGTGCAACCCATTGCTGTAGCGGAAAGACATTTTTCACATTACACCCACGGATAGCTTATTTCCCACAAACGTATATTTTTGCTACCGCAGAACGGGCACGGCTTAAGCTTCTCCATCTACTTTGCCTCCATTCTCAACCAACTCAAAATATTCGTCTTTCCAAGCCAGTACATTAGCCAACTCATATGAACTGTAACCGATGTTATAATGGCTTTCTCCGATTTCCTTGTATTTAATTTCGTAATACGGCACCTGATCTATCATCGTGACGATAATATCCAAGCTTGAAACTTTAATGCGTTCAGCTTCACCCATCATTACTGTTGATTTTTCTTGTTCCATTCTTTCTCCTTTCCACGGCTCCGGCAGTGGCATCCAGGCTTTTACTTCCTTATCCAAAAATAAAGAGTTGTCTGGTTTCCATTTCCCATCAATGGTCTTTGCTATTTGTGTTACACAGCTCCCGTCACTTAAAACAACTGTGACAATTACCTTTTCGGATTTTTTTTCAAACATGAAATCTTTCCACTTATCTGTTCCTTTATATACTGCAAAAATGCTGTTATTTTCTATAGGCATCCGCTCGTTCACCGGAATCCATCTGTTTCTTACTATATTCATTTCCATCCTCCAATTCATCAGTCGAGTTAATTTAACTCGTTAATTGAGTTAACTCGAGTTAAATTGAGTTACGCAAACCGGAGCTGACCGGTCTGTTCTTCAATTTTCTCTGTTTCTCCGAGAATTATCTTACGGAACAGGCTTTCAAAAATCGGGACAGGGATGCTGTTTCCAGCTTGCTTATACAGTGCGCCGTTCAGACAATTTTCTTTCCCTGGATGCACTCTTTTTGCATTTTCAAAATCTTCATCAGTATAGCCTTGGATTCTCCAACACTCCCGTTCTGTAAGATACCTGTATTTCCCATTCCCAATATCCACAACTCCACTGTTCGGATTGCGCATCTGTTTGCAAGTTATTGTCATTGCGAAATCTTTGATAACTGGCACTCTCCCTTTGAAGCTCCCGTCATAGTCAGATAACCCATCTATTCTCCGCAACATGCTTGGCTGTGTTACCACGTAGTAGTCTGGCACATCTGTTTCTAGGAAATTTTTTATATTACGCATTGGTGTGTGTATCAGATCAGAAAAATCAAAATATTCCGTCCCAAGTACCGATACTGTGAAATATCTTTGCCTTGCCTGCGGCAGTCCGAAGTCTCTTGCATCCAGAAGCTCATAGCTACTGGTGTATCCCATTTTTGCCATTTCAGACATATATCTGTTGTGATTGTGTACCATGTACTTGCTCCGCACATTCTTCACGTTCTCCCAGATCACATACCGTGGCTTCCATACACCCATCTGCTGAATAATGTGTATCGTCTCCCACATAAGACTTGACCGTGTTTCTGATCCTTCATCTGCGCCCTTCTGTTTACCGGCAATGCTGAAATCTTGGCACGGACTTCCATGTATCAGGATATCCGGCTTCAAATTCCAGCCGACTACACTTTGCGTCTTGTATGGCAAATCACTGGCGAACATTGCGTTATAGCTTCTGACTGCTTTTTCGTCTATTTCCACATAGTCGATGGCTTTTACAGGGATCCCGAGGTTGCGCAACGCACACCTCGGTGATCCAATACCACCGAATAATTCTAAAATCTGTATCATGGCATCACCTCCGGGAAGTCTGTGATCTTCATCTGGCCTACTCGTCTCCATGTTTCAACTTCAATTCCGCATTCCAACAATGCATCTTTGTAGCTCACACCATTATTTTTGAGATTCATGCATATCTCATAGTGCCTTGGATGGGTCTCAGACATTCTCTGGAATCTATTAGGACTACTTTCCAAATGAGCTCCGAATCCGCAAAACATGCAACCGGTTCGTTGCTCACCAGTCGTGTAATACTCCCCGCATGGAGTCTGTTTGATGTCCCCGTATACAGAACAGATGGGAAGATCATTCTCCATCACATACCGAAGTACATCCTGTCTCGTCCAGAATCCTAAAGGCTGGCTTTTAATAGTATTTCCGTCATATACGTTGCATAGATCATGACGTATGGACTGTATCCAAGATCCCGCAGAGTATAGATCCTTTCCAAGTCCTGTTCCAGCGTTGTGTTGAATCCGCACAGAACATACACAGTCATTTTCCAGCGTCCCCATCCTGTAAGCTCCTGGAACATTTTGAACTTCGTAATTATTTTCTCCCGGTCTTCGTACCTGTCCCAAGCAAAATGTATCTGCTTAATTTTCATCCGCCGGATGTATTCCGCTTTTTCTTCAGTCATAAGACGGATATCACATCCTTGTGAAAAATCAACCCAAGCGCCGCTATCAATAAGCTGCTGACTTAAATCTTTCCATTCACGGCAGGCAAACATATTCGGGTCAAGTAGCACAATATTTTTCTGACCGTTCCAGAATTCCGATAGATCAGCTACTTTTGTAGAGCATTTTCCTTCTTTCTTCTCGACGATGCAGAAGTCACACCCTCTCGGGCATCCTCTGGTTAAGAATCCATATGCTGTATCTCTGCACAGATCTGGATACAGACTATAATCTGGATATATATGCTCCACACCCAGCGGTAACGGTAAGCCCCCATCCGGGTAATGATAACCAGTTCCGCCTTTGACTATTGTTCTGCCAGATACAGGATGCGGATAATCTGGTGTAAATGTAAATACCTTGCTCATATACACAAGATCCGGCTGGTCCTTCCAAGCAGTTAACGGATCGTACCATTCCACTGTATCATCGTCCTGTTTGTGCCATGCGGACAGTTTCATGAGCGGTAAGCTCGGGAAATTGTGTCCGTCTACATCAACCAGCGCAACTCTCATTTCTTCTTCCTCTTCCTCGGCTGGTACTTGTCGCACCAACCAATTTCACAGTTCCTGTGGCTACCAGTTATTGTGTAGTAGTCACATGTTACATTTGCATTGTTGCTCCATTTGCTAAATTTGCACTTTTTACAGACATGAATAGTTGTCTTTATCATTTTATTTTCCATTTATACTCCGTTCCTATGCAAACGGTAACTCTTCGTCAATTCCATCTGGGATGTTCATGAAACCATTTTCATCAGTCATTGGATTAACTGCATTACTTGGACTAGCCGGAGCTGCGCTTTGCTGATTGCTGCTTTTGCTTTCGCCAAACTCAATTTCTTCCACCAGAACATCTGTGGTGTATACCTTGTTTCCGTCCTTGTTCGTATAAGAGCCGGTCTGAATCCGTCCGCAAATATTAGCTTTCATACCTTTACGGAAGTATTTTTCGATAAACTCACCGGATTTTCCGAACGCTACACAGTTGATAAAATCAGCTGTCGGATTTCCATCACCTTTGAATCTCCTGTCTACTGCCAGAGTAAATTTCGCAACCGCAGTTGTTTTCTCTCCGTTTGAGTATCTAACGTCAGGGTCTTTCACGAATCTACCTGTTAAAATTACTTTATTGATAAGTCATTCCACCTTTCTTCTAATCACCATTTCATATTCTGAATTTGGATATGTAATTGTAAATTCTTCCATAGAATCATCAAAATTTCCAATAAGCCATTCAAACACAGCTGCAATAGCACTGTCTGTAACATCTGTTTTATTTCCTACCCACATATGTTTTTCTGTATCCTGCGTTCCGTAATAAATTCTGTTGGTAATAGGACTTACTCCTATTTCTTTCTTTTTATCCACATAATCTCCTTTCTAAAATGGACACTTTTTCTTCTACCATATTGGGTAATAATTCCCTTTATCATCCGCAACCCAATAACCTGTGCTCCAAGTATCAGTTAATGGGTCATAGACTTTTCTGCCTTTAATCATTCTTTTTTTCCTCTATTTCCTTGAGTTCTACAAAGCCATCAGTAATAGCTTCTTTAATAATCAAAGTATTGTATCTTTCAAGGCTGATTGTTATTGTTTTATCCTCACACTCTCTTATATTTCCTAAAATATCTTTGTATTTAGCCATATAATCTCCTTTCTAAAACGGACACTCACTAGGATTTTTCAAATCCCAACTTTTCCCTGCAACCGCAACATCTACATTCGCCCCATAAGCAACTTTTTTCATCTTTTCAATGAATTTACCGGCATCTGCATTTTCTTTTGATAAATGGCACATAATCACGTTCTGCAACCGATCTGAAGCATTGGCTTTCACAAAGTCGCAAGCCGTGTCAATGCTCATGTGTCCCCGGACAACATGGTTTTTCTTTGCGTCGTCACCGGATAATAATTCCGTGTCATAATTGACTCCCAGGAGAATGTGATTGACATTTTTGAACCGCCACTTCACAAATTCGCAGTCCGTAATGTACAACATTCTTCCTATTTCTGGATGTTCAATCATAAATCCATATATCGGACAAGGTGTTCCTTCTGCGTCTGTATGCGTCCAGTTTCCGTCTATTGTTGTTAAATCAAATGGTTTTGTTATAAACTCTCCTATCTTCATTGTTCTCATATAGGCAACTTCTGAATATAACCCATATATTGATATTCCAATTTTCCTAAAATCTTTTACCGACTTACTGTGATCGAGGTGATGGTGGGTGCATAACACACCCACAACATCTTTAATGTTCCAATTCAGTGCCTTTTTGATTTCCATAATCGGTATTCCGCAGTCAAGAATAAGTGTTTCGCCACCGTTGGAAGTTAAAATGTAGCAGTTCCCTGTACTTCCTGTCGCGATGCATTTAAGTTTCATATACAACCTCCACAGCAGCCATACGGCACATTGTCATTAAACACCTTATCAATTTCACTTGCATACTTGCGGTATTCTTCTGGTATTTTTTCTACATCTATCTGCCATTCTCCTGTGTAGGCTTCGTAATCGTCTCCCACATATCCGCCAGAGTACCAAAATATAGGTTGTATTCCTGTGCGTTTCCGCATTCCAGTGCCATACACATTACCAAATACTACATTTTCACCGTCAATTTCCAGTGTTAAATCTCCGCTACATAAATTAGGATAGCCCCCTGTATAGCTTATGAATTTAACATGCTCTGTGTTTTTAATGATCATCATTTTATATACTCGCTTCCCTTTCTGATAGCCTTATGAAAAGCACCATCCTCAAGCCACCTCAAGACGGTTAAAAGTTGAGTATGCTTAATCACTTCAATGTGCTTTGTGTTGTGATACCACATAACCCATTCCTGTTTCATCAATTCTTCAAGGCTTGTTATTGGTTCGCCTTCTTCAAATTTCCGATTCTTTTTCAGATATTCCATGTGTTGCTTCTTGTAATCACATTCCCAACATTTTTCCGAAAAACTTGCGAAATGTTTCCCTTTTATATCAACTGACGATGAGCAATATCTGCATGGATTCTGTCTCATACTTTCACCTCATCGTCTGCCGGAAACTGGAAAACCTTAGGATTATCAAAAAACGTATAAAAGCTATCATCATTTGTTGCATGAGCAAACTTCAAATACGCTTCTCTCAGCAATTCCATGACTTTCAAGACTTTTTCTCTGGAAGAATATTCGGCAATTACTCTTAATTTTCCTTGTCCAGTGGTATAAACTACATCTTTCGCTACTTTGATTTTCCAATCATCTGTAGCACTGAAAACAAAATCTTCATACGGGATATCCGTATATCCATCCTGTGAAATTACTCTCATCTTATCCCTCCTGCATGAACTCCGGCATTGCCTGCTGCCCGTCCGGCTCGGTCACTGTTCCAGCAGTTTCTTCCGGTTCAAAATCCATAGAATTTGCATTTTGAACGATCTCTTCATGAGCCTGCTCCTGAACATCTTCGATCTTGTATTCTTTGAAATCACCGTCAATAATCTCTTCTTTTGTGTACAGACCCATAGTCAGTTCCGGGCAATTAAGGCTAGAAAAGAAAGATGCCGCTCTGTAACGGAGCATCAGCTGTGGCATGGTTTTCCATTTGCTTCCGTTTTTGCCAAGCCATCCCTCTGCTCTCGCCATGTCCATGTCAACCGTCATTCCTTCAACTTTTCTACCATTCTTCATTACCCATGCCGTGCAAGAAAATGGTTTCCCATCATTGTCCTTCTTCTCCTCAAACTGTAATTCCGTATCAAATTTTCCACTGTTATTGATCGCAGCAATCAAAAACTTGGAACTCCATGACGGTCTTCCCTGAATCACATTGAGATTCTGCATTACCATAAGTGGACTTACGTGCAATCTCTGTGCCTGCTCAATGGCAATCAGACAATTCGCTTCGTTTCTCTGGAACGTTTGTGGCACTATCGTTGAACTTGACAATGCTTTTGCCATCTGCATAGCCATAATGAAGTTATCTGACGTTCCAAAAATTCCAAGACTGTAATCCGTAACTTTATTTCTTGATACTTCTCTCTTTTCCTCTGTTACTGCTACCTGTGTATCTGCCATGATCACTTATTCCTCCAATAATTCTTTTACATATAAATCCATCGAATATAACATTAGCATTTTCTTGAATATCTTTTATCAATAGGCGTACTCAATGCCTTATCAATGCTCCATCCCATATGTAATCTCTTTGCTAACGAATCTCTGGAAATCCCTATAATTCTAGCCCATTCAGATATGCTTTTTTTCTTTCCGTTATACTCAATAAATTTCGCATGTCTGCTATTATTGTTTTGAACCAAACTAGTTACCCATCTACAATTTTCTGGACAATAGTTTCCATTATTATCAATTCTGTCAATAGTTAATTCTTCCGAATATCCGTTTTTCAATGCCCAATCTAAAAAATTTACAAATCCATTTTCTCCTAGCCATTGATTGCACATTCCAATTCCTCTTCCACCATAATTTTCATATTCTTTCGCATACGTTTTATAACATCTACTTTTAATATTGTTGTATATACGATATAACCTTGAGTCAGAAAATCCGTGTTTTTTATTAAATCTATTTCCCGTACCTAATCACCTCCTGCAAAGTATGCTCTGCCAGATCCTTTGCTTTCAGAATTACTTTTAGTTCTGTTTCCGCCATTTAATTTTCCTCTGATTCAAAGATTGCAGAAGAAAAGATACAAAATGGGCGAACACCGTTGCTGCTACTGCAATCGAGGCCGTAGATACAGCCGGTCGGAGCAACAACGGCAACACTGTTTTTGAAGCCATTGCAAGGTGTACTCCACGGAGAAATCAACCAGAACCAATCGTCTGTATTTGGAATCAGCTTTCTATATTTTCGGTACTCGTCCACTGTCAAAAGTGACACTTTATCATCACAGGTTCCGTACTCCGTCTGGCCGTCCAAAGAAAAAAGATTTCTTTCAAATCCTATCAGATTACCTGCTCCGATTTCTGATTCAATCTTTTTCAAAAATTCTTCATTCAAATACTTCCGAAGATTGCTGGTTCTCCAGTCATTGTTTTCAGAGCTGAAGTTCATTTCACCTATAGAATCAGACAGGCAAACATAACCGTCAGTTGTGATATCAATAATCTTCCAATTAACTCCTGCCCGTTCAAATGTTTCACCAATAGTAAGAAATTTGGAAAATTTCTTGTTGCATTCTACTTTCTGGCCGCTTCTCAGCTCTTCCATTTCTTTTTTTAACACATCAATCTGTTCCTGCAATGCTTTCATTGTTAATCCCATTTTCATTCTCCCTTCGATACAAAGATATTAGATTTTAAGATACAAAACGGGCGAACACCGAAGCCGTAATCGCAACTGAGGTCGCCGATATGGCCGGCCGGAGCAACAACGGCAACTGAATATTTCCATCCTCTGTCTTCTGTGCTCCAAGGTGTGCATGTCCACCACCAATCATTAAGGTTTTTATTAACCAGTAAATTGTTGTACAGTCTGGCTTCGTCGAATGTGATTGGTCTGACTTTGCATTTGAATCCTCCGAACTCATCCTGCATATCCACACTTGTCAGATCAACCTCATGCTCAATAAGGTTTTTTGCTCCGACCTCCACCTCAATAACCGGCTGGATCTGATTCTCGATAACCTTTTTCAGATTTGACTCTTTATAGTTTCTCGAATCCTCATCAAATTTCACATTTTCAGCCATGAATCCTTTGGAAATTGCTGCTGTTCTTTCTTCGCACTGCTCCAATACAATAAAGTCATATTCTCCAATTTTGAAAATTTCTCCCGGATTCAAAGTTGAAAGCTGCACTTTCGACTGTTTTTCCTCTTCTTCCAGCTTCTTAACCAGTTCTCTTGCCATATCCAATGCTTTACTCATTTTTACTCCTCACTTTCTTCAAATTCTTTTAACTGTTCCGCTAATTTCTTACACTCTTCTGCCACATATTCTTCTGTGCGAACAATTAAACCATCAATATGAAATTTCCTTTCAATCTCAATTTGCATAGAAAGACTTTTTCTATAATTAGGAAATCTTTCATAGGCAAGTTCCAATTCTTTCCCATCGTCACAATGTCCACAGTCAAAGCCAAACCACCATAAATCACTTTCAATCGGATAGCTTGAATTTTTACCGCCGCCTGCAAAGGTAATACCGCCGTGGCATTGGAAATAAGCTTCGATTTTCACTCTTTCATCTTCATCGAAACAAGCACACAGTAAAGGGAAAATTCCGCTTATCTCTCTATCTACTAAATCTTTCTTTTTGATTTTCAAGTAATCAGAATAATATTTTCCATATAAAGAGTGCGTTTTAGGAATACCAACATATCCGCATCTATGCCCTAACACTCCGAATGTAACGACACATTCATATCCCATATGCTTGAATTGTCGTTCTACAACATATCTGTCATTCATAGTGCTCCACCCTCCACTTTTAATTGTTTTCCATCATTTACGATCAGCATAATCATCTGTCCGTCCACCATATCAATAACTTTCTTCTGATTTTCGGAGTCCAACGACTCGCAATCATCCAACCAGATCGGCGCTGAAATTCCTTCGATTTTCTGGATGCTCCGGCAAATATCCAGTTTTCCGAGAATCCTATTTCCCTTATTGCTGATGGTGGTCAGAATTGACTTTCCATCAACCTGTGGAATGCATACAGATTTATAATTGCCGTTCTTTGCATTCTCAAACAACTTCCATTTAACCAGTCCAAAATGGCTGTTGATTTCATCGGAAAGCAGCTCATTTTTCTTCTTTTCCAGTTCTGCCAGGAGATCAAGAACATGCTCTGCATCCGTCTTTTTCTGTCCAAGATCAATCTTTCTTGCTTTCAGTTCTTCCAGGCGTTCTTCTTCTGCGGAAGTATCCGACTGTGCAATTTTCTGTTCGCAGGCTCTCAGCTGCTCGTTCATCTCCGATTCTTCCTGCTTAAGCTGTTCTTTCAGATCAGAAGCGTTTCCAAACCGTTCCAGGTACTTTTCCTTTGCGGCAATCTGGCTCTGAATTTTCTTATATTCTTCATTACCGGAAATATCCGCAGCAACCGGAATTTTTTCTTCTTTTTCTTTGATAAGTCGAATCTCTTCTTCAATATTCCGAATACATTCTGCGTTATGCTCAAAAAAAGTATTCAAAGTCTTAATATGTTTTTCATTTTCCTCAATAGAAGATTTCAGAGACATTCCTTTGTCTGTGATGCGCTTCAATTCCGCTTCTTTACGCACTGCGAACTCTGACCGGAGCTGTTCTTTCTTTTCCTCTGGATATTCCTGTCCGCAGTACACGCACAATGTACTGTTTTTGTCAAAAACTCTGGCTTTCTCCTTCTGCCAAAGTTCAGCCATTTTCTGCTTATCTTCGGTCAATCTCTTAATTGAATCTGTCAATATTTCTACTTTCCGGCTGTAATTGTCAGACTCAATTTCTAATTTCCGCTTTTCGGCTGTTTTTTCTGCAATCTCACTTCTGATCTTCCGGACTTTTTCAGAAATAGCATTATTCGCCTGATTCTGCATATCTGACAGTTTGAATTTCAGCTCCATGATTCCGGCAGTCGCAGCTTCATAATCTTTCAAAATGTTCTGACTATCAGCCTGTTTTTTCAGATTCTCTGCAATCTGTTCTTTCAATGTATTTCTCTGCAATTCCAGATCAGACACATCAATATCGGATTTCAACTTTATGTCTCGTTCTTTCTCCTTGATCTGACCATCGAGAACCGGAAGCTCTTTCTCAATATCCGTTTTCTTTTTCTTATTCATGGCAGATAACTCCTCAGCTGAATAATCTTTCAGCTTTTCTGCCAATCCATGAAGGCTTTCGTTTTCCCAACAAACATACAAATCTGAAAATTCTTTTGATAGAGAAAACAAATATGCTCTCATTTCATCTGATTTTTTCACTAAAAAAGCTTCCGGATTCGAGCAGCTTTTCAAAAGTCCCATATCAATTCCAAGATATGATTCAAATTCTGCTTTTTTCTTTGGAACATCATTGATAAAATATTTATTATCATCTTTATAAGACGCTCCGTCCTTGCTGATCGTCCGGTGCTGTGCCTTACGCATGGAAACTTCTTTCCCATCCAGATCGAATATCAGTGTTACTTCTACATCAGAATCCATTACCGGTTCCCCATCAACTTCCCTACGGACTGCCGGACTGCTTTTCAAATTGTAGCCACAATCAAATAAGCACCAAGTATATGCGGTCGCAATGCTGGACTTTCCAGCTCCGTTCATACCGGAAATTTTTGTGAAATTTGAGAAATCAATCTCTTTTTCGATATATTTTGTGAAGTTTTTCAGCTTCATTCGTAAAAGTTTCAGTTCCATTTCTTTTCTCCCTTAATTCGTTTGCGGTTATGATTGCCAGCTCCGTTCCAAGGATACGAAGTATTTCCTCTCCGCTCGGCTTGCATCCAGCAGCTATCAAACCAACCAGAACATTTACTCTGGTTTCCTGATCTACCAAATCGAGATACTCGTCTTTGCTGATGCATATATACGCATCCTCCAGTAAATCCACTTTCATTTTTCCTCCACCTGTTCAAATCCAAGCACCTGACCGTCGTTAATAACTGCTGCCTGATCTTTTTTCTCATAATTGTCAATGCAATCCTGCAATGTAATAGCTTCCATGTTCATTTTTTTATCTCCTGTAATTTAATCTTCTAAACTTATCCACCGACCGAATAATGCCTGTTCCCTTGTGGATGATCTTTAAATAGAACTCCGTTTCATCCACCAGCATCCAGTTAGCTGGATTAAATCTAGCTGCCGCCACAGCTTCCTTCTGCTCTCTGGTTAATCTCTTTGGCTGCTTCATCTTTTCTTTCTCCGTGAAAGATACCAGCTGTATGCGATGCAAGCACCAAATTCTGCAATAATACAGGCCATAAAACCTACCCAAAATTCTGGAATGTAAATTGTCATGATTTTCCTCCTATTTCCCGTGCAATCTTTCCAGTTCAGCTGCACGCTTCAAAATCTCATCAGCATAGTTGCTAAGTGTTCCGTCCTCATATGCTCCGATTCCGTAATTATCGGAATATCCTGCGTTATAGAACATCAGTGCCGGTGCCGCTTCTCCATATTTGTGAAGCAGTTCTTCCAGAAGCATTACTCCCACGTAAATGTTGTCGTATGGGTCTGTCATATCACGGTCACCGATCAACTCTCGGTGAATTTCCTTATCCACCTGCATGAGACCGACGCAGTTACCGTTTACCGCATCCGGGTTCCAGCTAGATTCCCGTTCGATCATGGCTTCCACAAGCTCCGGTGAAATGTTCTTGCTTTCACATAGTCTTTCAATATACTCCTGCCAGTCTCCCTGATGATCGCTCCCGGCATTTGCAATCATGGCAAAACCGGCGAACAACAGGAATGCAATTACTACCGCTATTGCCATTCTTTTCACTTGCTCCCTCCTACTTTTTGTGACATTTGATAGGTGAATGCTCTCGCCATCTATAATGTCTTGCTGGAACATTTTCACCTCGAAACTTCTTTTTCTTTTCGAGGAATGCATCCTGCTCCGCTCTGAATGCCTTGTACTTCTCACACTCATCATGGTAGCTTCCGCATCCACGACGTTCACACTTTAAGCATGGTGCTGTCCGCATAAGTGCCTCATGTTTTACAAATAGTTCCCTTTCATCTTCCTTTTGTATATGCTTTTTGCTAAAACAGAGCATCCCAATTCAAAAACAATATTTTCAAAATTTTCGTCGTCATCCGCAATTTTTCTAATTGCACATTTCATGCTTTTTTTAGTAATTAAACTACGATCAAGAGTTTTTATACGATATGCCTCTATTGCCGTATTCTTTATGTTACCCATTCTGTTTCCCTTTCCTATCTTTCAATCAGCGGATATGTTCCGTTCTTTTTCAGAAGTTCATACAGGAACAATCTTCCTTTCTGCGTCCACTCTGTCTGCATTACAACATCTGCCTGTCCGCTTGATCTGGTAATATCAATCGTTTTGCTGTGGACGTATCCAAGTCCTTGATACTGCCGGTACAAAATCCACTGACCTCCGACTTTATGCTGAACCCCTAAATCTTTCAGCACCTTGTTGAATGCTTTTGCCGACATCCCATAGTCCTGCGCAATCTGCGTTACCAGAACCGTTGACTTACTTTTCAAGATCAAATCAACATAATTCACTTTCGGCTGCATTTCCGAAATGGTGTTATTCATTTCCACAACTTCGGTTTCAAGTGCCTGTATCTTCTTGTCCCGTTCAGCAATCTTTTTCTGTGCCACCAGAACTGCCTTTTCCAGAAGTTCATCGTCCGTCATGTTTTCCTGTCCGGCAATGTAGCCACCATTCTTGCGAATGGACGGTAGCACTTCGGATGTGACCCAGTGCTTGAATCGTTTAGCAGATTCTAACTTGCTACCTAATATTGCAGAATATAAACCGCTTTCATTGATAAGCAAGGATTTCATATTCATACCATCCAAAACGGATGATTTGGAATCTTCGGCATCAATTCGCTTCATCATATTGCTTGTCTGTGCATAGCCAAGCTTATCTGATATGTCTTTTGCCACAAACCAAGCTTCTCCGCCAATAGATACTGTTCGGATTTCTCCAAACTCCGAGGAATTGAAAATCTGTATTCCGTTCATTTCTCTCACTTCCTTTCTGTGATATACTCTCCTATAAAGGAGGTGGTAAAGATAAGTAAATGTCCTCTTAACGATTTCAAGGATTGTGTACATGACTGTGCGTGGTATGTTTCTAAGGATAAATGTTGTTCCATATACAAATTAAGTAATCTACATAGCGTATCAAATCTCGTAGAGCTTAAGTCCATAGAAAGAAATATATCCAGTATCGAATCCGCACTTAATCGTCGCCAATCCTGATAATCGTATCTGTGATACGGCAAATTTCACCCGCAATGCGAATTTTGGTTTCCGTATCAGCGGAATTACTGTTGCTTTCCTCTGCCAGTAGCTCAATTTGCTGGTAGAGGACTTCTTTTAACCCATTAATGTCATGCTGCATTCTTTCATCTCTTCTCCTTTCAATTGCTTACAAGCTCTGATACCGTGATTCCCGTTACCTTTGAGATTTTTTCCAGAGTGTCAAGTGAAGGTTTTCCGCCTTTTTCCCACTTTCCAATAGTTCCGTTACCGATATTGCACTTTTTCTCAAGCGCAGCAATCGAGATATTGTTCTCTTCGCAGTATTTAATAATCTTTCTGTAAATCATCCAACATCCTCCTTTCTTTTTATTTAGATAATGTTCTATTGACATTTTATTAGAATATATTCTATAATTAAGCTACCACACATAATAAGAACATTTTCTATTTGCTATGTCTTTTGTAGAACATTTTCTAGTTGATAAGGCTAGTATATAGATTATGTTCTAGTTTGTCAAGCATTTTTATAGATTTTCTTCTAGTTTTTAAGAGGTGATTGTATGACAGTACTAGAGCGTATAAAAACACTATGCAAAGAAAAAGGCATCAGCATTACTACACTTGAGCAAATATTAGAATACAGCAATGGTTCTCTTGCAAAAGCAAAAGATATTCCAAGTAGCAGAATTAGAAATATTGCAGAGTTTTTCAATGTAAGTACAGATTATTTATTAACCGGAAAAGAGAAAGAAATACCGTTGTCAGCACAGGCTGATCTGTGGATTTCCATCAGAAACGATAAGGAACTGTTGAACGCATTGGAAAAGTATATGAGACTATCAGACAGAAAGAAAAAGCACGTCATTGATACTATCGACGTGCTTAGTGAGGTGTAGACTTATGAGTTATATGAATAAAGATTTCGTAGGTTTCTGCCCTACGCAGCAGAAAGACTACTCTGTTTCAGTAACATATTGTGGTGACAATGCTCTGGAAACAAAAGAAATATTTTCCAAAGAACGTTTTGAATGCTGTTATCAAAAATCCTATGGATGCCAACGGGCAAATAAATGTCCTATCATGGAAAAAGCACCACATACTATCTAATGGTACTATATATCCATTTCGTGTCCAACATCATCAATGAATGTTATCTTCATATCGCCGTAGCCTTTATGACGCATAAAACACAAGCAGTCCACGCTTAAATTTATGGCATTTAGGTCTACGGTTAATGTTGGTGCGCCAGAGACATCTTCTTTAAGCTCAAAACTACGAACCCCTTTTAATTTATGCCCGTCAACAAAAATCTCTGTATATCCCTTCTCTTCGTTTGACTTTATTACAATATTTGATAAATTTTCACTCATTTTCTTTATCCTCCTTGATAATATCCTTTGTAATATTAAAAATGTATAATAGAATATCTTTTCTTTTTACATTCTCAATCATTTCGATGATCTGTTTCCTGTACTCTTCTTTTTCATTCACAAAAACCCCTCCCATTAGGTATCCGCACATTCCGTAAAGTAGCTTAACAGAATTATAGAACATATGTTCTTATTTTGTCAATATCAATCAAATCTTGTCGAACAGTGTCGGATTTTGTAGAAAAGTTATGTATGCGAGAAGATTGACAGATTTTTCAGAAAAAAGTAAGCTATTCGTATGGGGAAACACCATGCGGATTAGTGTTCCCCCAGCCGGAAGTTGATGTCTCTTTTTTGAGACAAGCATATTTTAACACTTTAAAGAGGGAGGACGGAACACTATGAAAAAAGAAAATTTGTATAAATTATCGGGACATTTTACCAGAGAAAACACTATCTTTACAGATAATTTGCGTCACAACTTGGATATTTGCTTAAAGTATTCAGACATTACCATTCATGAACTGGCTGAATCAGCCGGTATTTCTTTTGACACGCTTAAAAATCTCCTTTATCAAAATTCCAAAGACTGTAAGTTGTCCACTGCCGCCCTCTTAGCCAAGGCTATAGGTGTTACAGTAGATGAGCTAATCGGACTTGACACTATTTCCGAAGAGGACATGGACTGCATTTCTATGTTCCGTGAAATGCCTGAACACTATCAGTATTTTGTGCGCTGGTTCGTCCGCAGGCAATATGAGCTTTCTTTGGGCGGTTTCCGGCAAGGGAGAAAAACTGTCCCTGTGATGAATCTGGAGGAGCATCCAGACGGCACGCTGCATATTTCCGGTGACTTTGAATCTCTTGATATCACTGATATTTCGCAAAATATCAAACCGCAAATTTTTATGGGTATAAAAACGTCCGTCGACAACTATATGCCGCACTATTCTCCGTATGACATTCTTCTGATTGCCAATGATCGTAATCCACGTTCCACAGAGGATTGCATTATCATTTACGGCAACAATGTCTTTATTGCCCGCAGAAGTCCTTGCGGAAACGGAAAATTTGAATATGTGAGCATCAGAGATAATAGATCCCGATGCTCAGAAGGTGATGTTGATGATGTGATTGGTTATGTGGCGTATGTCTGCTGTTAAGACTGTACGTCGCAATTATTTATATTACTCTGGCCATTATAATAAAATCTGTATCTGTATTATTTGCTTCTGCATCTCCAAAGAAAAATCTAATATTTTGTCCTGCTGCTAGTGAAACCGTTACATACCCGTGGCCTTCGTATCCAGCATAATCATCGCTCGAACCTTTGACTGATACTACATTATTCTTTCCTCCATTATTGATGGAATATTGAATATATTGCAACGATCCTCCATATCTAGTATGAATTTCTCCATCAATTCCTAATTTACATGCTACTTTCACAGTATATACACCATTGGAGTAAGAGAAAATATTCCCGTTATAATATTGCCCAGGATTAGTCCACTTTGTTGACCCGTCACTTGTAGTACTCGGATTCATCAAGTATGTATTAGGAGAAGGATTTGTTTTCAATCTAAGAATATGATGAAAAGCATAAGCTCCGGCATCAATCCTTCCTTGATTTCTACCGCTGTGGTATCCAGAATTATACGATGGTCTGCTGTCCAACGTACCATCACTGTAATATCCGGCATCCACAGATTTTATTGTATTAATTCCAGACCAGTTCAACGCACCTCTGTTCACCATTGTTCCAGAACGCTTTGTTTTTGCATCGGCATTGTAGAATGTCTTCCCGGACAGTACATCTCCTGTACCTGCATTTCCTGTTAAAGCAAGCGTTCCTGTTAGTGGTTCCCCATCCGCCCCAACAATTACTTTTCCGCTAAGAATATCTCCAGCCGCAGCAGTAACAACATCCAGATCAATTCCGCCACCGCCGCCCGGCATTAAAATAGTTCCCATAACCTAGACTCCTTTCAAACCAACCGTAATGTCTGTGTCTGGCTTTTTGTACACCTTGAATGTAACGCTTCCGTCAGAAGTTGAACCAGTTCCAGAAGATACAATTCCGAATGCCTTACTGTATGCTTTCTGTGTAGCCTCAGATGCCCCGTCTGCTAACAAGCTGACAAGCACCGGAGAATCCGTCGATCTAATTCCATCAACCGTTACAATCTGCTGATACGGAGCTGCTGAGCCTGTCCATTCGTTTGCTTTCAGAGTCACTGACTTAACTCCTTCCAGTTTGTTCACTTCAATGTTTGTTGCGTTAATATCCTTTGCCCCAAAGGTGTCACCGGTCTGCTGATACTCTGTAGAATCTGTGAACGACACTGTACCATCAGAATTAGTTGTCTGTGCATACTTTCTCTGCGTACCGGTAGCAATGATATCATCTTTGTAATCTGTCTTTAATGCCATTTAAACTCTCACTCCTTTCATTCCACCCAGTCTGAACGATAGAACTGGCAATCCTGCTTCTTGCCGGTTCAGCATTTCATAGATGCTCAACATAGCTGATTCTATCCGGTTCAGTTCTTGCCACTGAATAAAAGCCCCATTGCTGTAGAATGTTGCTGTTACACCCAAATCTTGTGTGAAAACATTTTCATTGATGGTCTCCAGATTCTTTTCAAAATTATTTATTTCCCTGGCATACGGATATTCAGAATACCCTTTATCAGCTCCCATATCAATGATTCCAAAATTCGGATAAAACTCCTCCGCTCGCTCATGCAAGAAATTCAAATTTCCCTTAATCCTGTTGTAATCCGATATATTGAACCGGTCTCCAACCGCCCAGTTTGTTTTAGGCTGAATCCACGCCATATTACAACACCACCTTTCTTGCTTTTAATGTCCCTGACCATCCGGAGCTATATTTCAACTCATTCTGGTAGGCTCGTATCATCGTGTTGTCTCTCTCTTTTAATTCCAGATAGAAAAGATCATTCGCATCCGTCCGTGGGTCTCCATTCCATGGGATCTGATAATCTACATCACCCAGATAGTAGGATGCAAGCCATTCTTCCTGATCTTTTGCCAACTCTTCTGTGCTGATAAGTGGATTGCTCCATGCTTTTTCAATACCCGTGTCATTGTGGTTGACTCTGTAATACAGTTCATCCACAACATATTCATATCCCTTGACAGAATATCTGATTTTTTCACCTGCTACTCCTGTGATCTTAATATCTGCGAAGTAGTTGCTGCTGGCAGTAATCGTTGCCGTTCCAGTCCCCTCTTCTACGGATACTGTAAGACCGTATGACGCTTTGCTAAAATGAATCGTTTTCGTGATCTCTGTTCCGGCAAGTGTGAGTTCTTCTGACGATAATTCTTTAATTTCCAATGTAGAATTTCTGTAAAGGCTTCGCTTAACTGCAATCGTTTTGACTCTTTCTTGTCTTGTTGCAGTCGGTGAACCTTTCAAGTTATAATCCCTTGACAACGTATAGTCCGTCGCATTTCCAAACAATACCGCGTCAACCGCCACTCTGGCATTTGGATAACCTTTCTTGAACACAATCTCCATGACGTCGAACCGGTCAAGCTGTTCTGTGTACTGGCTGTATAATCCAGGATTTTCGACCGTTACATCCTGCACCTGTTCTTCCTGATAGTAGGTTACTACGTGGTATTCTTTAGGTGCTACATTCCGAAATTGAATAGCAAAACCGTAACAAATATATCCAGACTCCAATTCGATGATAATTTTTGGTATGTCCTCAAACTCCCCGTTTTCATCCGTTATGCTATCACTGACATATCCAGTCGTATCAACATAATCCGCTTCTGACTCCGGAAGAAACATCACCGTTCCATCTACCACGGAAAAATCGTTACTGAACATTGCATATGCTGTCCGCTCCCCTGATTTCAGAACATTTTCTGCATGGCTGAATCCTGTTTGCGCTGCCGTTCCGTTGTCCCCTATCGGTAGTACATCTTCTCCCGGATACAGGAAATTACTTGGATACAGCAAATCTATTCCGGCACTGGAAGTCATATCTGGAATAAAAGATGATCTGATCAGTACCCTTCCTTTCCGGTCAACGCTTAAAACGCAGCGTCCGGCATTCGATATGATCTGCAAGGCCTCTGAATGTTTCACTGCCGGCATAGGATTGCATACCTTGACATCATGCAAATATGGGTCGATTACATATTCTTCCGGTTTCATACCTGCATCTGTCAATACATCCAACGCCAGATCGTACAGAGATATGCCATCAGTGCGGTACAGACCCTTGTAATACGTTCCATTCAGCTTCCAGTCAAATACATCAACCATGGTAAATTTGGCCTCTGTATCGGTCGCTGACCACGATTTAAGGAATGTTGTAATCTCCGGCACCCATTCAATTGTTCCTTCACCATCCAGATCATATCCGAATGACACCTTCATCTCCTGCCCCTGCTCCATGTAGGCAACGGCTGATTCCGGGTTATCCGGGTTGTAATACAAATCCTGATTGTCCACTGTCAGGGTCATATCCTGGCTTGGAAGAGACTCGCATACAGACGATACATAGTCTTTGTAGGTGAAAGATTTCACCTGCTTATTTGAGAAAGTATTGGAAATTCCGCAGGTAAACTGGAAAATCCGCATCCTTCCCTGTCCATTAACCATGGTTACCGGTGTTATCCGCAGGAATGTTACTGCGTCAAACGTATCCTCAGTGACAAATATTTTCCCGGAATTTTCATAGGTTTTCGTACCATTATCAGACTGAACAGTAAATGAAGTCGGGTAGTATTCCCCAAAATCAATCGTGAGTCCCTTAATATCCGCGATATTACCGTCAAATGAAATGTATACCGGACTTAACAGTTCATTTGTCACCAATCCATTATTGTAGTAATCGTACCCTTCATGTTCCTCCGGCAGAAAGTACATGGTTCCGTCAACCTTTGTGAAATCCTGCTCCATGGTGGCATACACCCGGCTGACCGTGTTATCTTTAAACACTTCCTCGTTGTTCGCAAAGTAGGTGAAATCATTATCAGATTCTTTTGCAACTACGTTATCCTGTGCCGTTGAACTGATAATTCCGATTCTGGCAGTTATGTAGCCACGGTTCCTCATCGGCTGCTTCATGGCCTTTTTATATGCTGCACTTACATTTTGCATGATCTATCACTCCCACCCGGCATCAATCAGATTAAATTTGCAGTTTTCATACTTTGTAACAATGTGAGAATCCGGGTCTGCATACAGTGGAACCCCCGTTCTGTCCCCCGGGTACATTGTAATGGTGATTGGTCTCCCTGTTCTGTAGTCCTCAAATGTTACAGGTACAAAATATGGTTTAATTGCATCCAACATGCTCTGCCACTTAGCTGCATCCAGCATTGCCCATTCCATATTGTTCAGCTTAAAAATGTCTCTTCCTACTCTCTGGCCAATGACTGCATTGTTCGCATTTCGCCCGGCATTTACCGTTGTGCTGATAATATACGAAAATCCCACCCTAGGGCACGGGAAGTCTACCCCGTTCACGTTTAGGAAAGAGGACATGCCAGAACCAATTTTTATTTTTTTTTCTGCCATACAGGCACCTCCGTTCTCGGCAGAAGTGCCCTCCGGCAGTCTGCCAGTATCTTTTTCTGGTTAGCGAATGCCTGCATCCTCGGCACCCGGTATGATTCTTACTCTATTAATTTTGCTTTTAAATTCCGGCGGATAGAACCGGACATAAAGTGGGACAGGCTCTTTTCTATGCCCTCCCGGTAATTCGTCTGCATATACATATCAATTAGCGGAATGTACTGGTCTAGCGTCCACACATCATCCATGATTCCGTATTCGTCCTCGTCTTGATGCAGGTAATTGTATACGATATTGCTAATAGCCGGTCTTGTGAGTGGCTTATGCGGCTTTCCTTGCGTTCTGGCATATTCGCTTACAAAGTATTCAGCTATGTCCTTCAGTTCTTCTCTATAGCTGCTATCTGGAGATTCTCCTTCTTCCGTCATTGCCTCGTCAATGGTCTTTGTAACCGTAGGAGATAACGTACCACCTTCAGATGTGGGAGAGACCTCTTTTTCCCTCGAAAAAGAGCATACTCTCATACTATCGTAATCATTGTTATTGTAATCATTGTTAGTAATACATGTTATAGGAATGCCTGTTTGTGCAACTCCCGAATTACACTTTGTGTTATTCCCTTGGGAATTACATTTTGTGTCATTCCCGTTTTCCTGTTTTTGTAATTCCAGATTGTTTTCTCCGGTAATTTCTTTTCTTAAATTTTCTTTCCAGATCGCAACTGCTTCATTGATTTTTTTCCATTCAGGTCTAATATGGACAGTAGGCATAGAATTAAATTTATATTTTGCCAAAGTAATAAAACCTTTTTCAGCAAGTCTTTTAATTGCCTTATCATACTGCCTTTCGCTGATTCTGATTTCTTCCCACCAATCTTTTCTCTGCTTTGCAATCCAATATTCCCCATCTTTAAATATGCGAACTTTTGTATTATTCTTTTTGTCTGGTGTGAACCAGTAAAGGATTCTGGAAAGCAATGTTCCCTCTATCAAATCTCCTGTAATATCAATGTATTTGTGATACGTATGATTGCACTTTGCACTTGCCAAAAATTCAATCTGTGTATTTATTTCATCTTCAGTTAATTTTCTCTGCTGTTCATTCATTCTTATACCTCCGACATCAGATATGTGTGCTCCTACATGCACATGCGACAATAATAGTTGAAACAGTGGGAAAGCGACTGTCGTCTCGCCTTTCGGTAGCTACCCTATCCCACTGAAAAAGCAGCCGGAGGAATCGAACCTCCATAAACCACTGACTGCCTGCATGTGTTTTATACGGCCTGTAACAAGGCATTGTTTTCATTTAAGAATTTCTTAATTTGGTCATATCCCCAACCACACCCGATGAGTCCGCTGACAAGCATTTCTTTTGACTGGACTATTCTTAAATCCTCTTCGCTAAAAAAGTCTCTCAAATTTGCTTTATCGTCTACTCCATACTCTTCCCGGAGCTGTTTTGCATTTTTACCAAATACAGCTTTGTAAATTACATTTGTATATGTGGAGTAGGCATGACCATGCATCCGATCATTTTCTTCTGATTGTTTCAAAGTATTGGTAAGAGCCTGCCGGACTGCAATGCCTTTTTCTCTTTCTCTGATTTTTCCGATAAGAGCTTTTTCCATTGCGTTAAACTGGCGAATATATGCTTCTTTGAACTGCATAGCCTTTTCACCGGTATACCCCATTGCCAATAACGTAAAGCCGTCTCTGGTCATAATAAACATTGATTGATTATGACCCTGTTCATTCACATATTTCGACTGCACGAAATTGTGCAGTCGAAAATCTTCACTGCATTTCAGCTCACGTATATCCTGTAAAACCCTACGGTGTTCCTTTCCGAACGTTTCCGCTACATCAAGGCTAGTTACGGTCGCAACTTCTTCTTTCTGGATTTTTGTGATCTCAACTAACATATACCATCCTCCTGTGATATTTATTGTTCGTTTCAGACAAACAAAAAACGCCCACCAGACGCAGTATCTCTACCATGTCCAGTGAGCGTGATTCTCAAAATGTTTGCCGTCCTTGCTCGGTTCGTCCTATCCTTTTCGCCCCGTTCTCCCCTCAACGACAAGCCGGGCGGAGCTGATGGATTCGGCTGAATTTGATTTTATTATAGCAGTTTTTCCCTAGAATATCAAGGTCTGCTGTGCATTTGCGGAATCTATCTGTTCTGCCAGAACATACGGCGGCTGATAGTTATTGATGATATCAATAGCCTTGTCCACCTGACTCCGTTTCAATGCCCGGTACGTCTTGATCTGGAAGTTGTACTTCAAATTCGCATAGATGCCCTGATACACTTTCCGACGGATGGATTTATCCCGATACACATTAGAGGTCTTACCTCCCATCACAGCCAGTCCCTTGCGCTTTACAGCAGACGTTATCCGGTCTTCCTCTACCGGGAGAATCGGTAAATCCATTTTCAGACTCTCCATGTCCTTCTTGATGCTGTCAACCTCCTGTTGCAACTCCATGTGCCCCTGTGCCAGAAGCATAATCTTATCGTTGGTGCTGATCGGCATGGTGTAAGAGCCGTTCTTCCTAATTGCCGGGAGGACTTCTGATGTCACCCATTTCTTGAACTTCTTTGCAGAGTCAAGTTTACTGCCGAAAACAAGCGCATAGAGACCGGACTCATTGATAACTGTAACTGTTCTTTTCTGACCTGCGTACTCGATTTGAGTACTCAGCTTATCATCTTCGTCTACATGCGTAGGAACAGCGTTTTTGACATTGGAATACCCAAGAGCTGAAGCAATATCTATTCCTACAAACCAAACCTCTCCGTCAATCTCAACGGTTCTGATGTCTCCAAAATCCGGGTTATTAAAAATCTGAATATCAGTCATTGCTTCGCACCTCCCAATTCAATTTTCCCATTCGACAGGCACTTACAGGCATAGCCAAAACCTGCCATAAATGCTTTTTCCTGAATGTTCCATACCCGCTTATTTATAGAGCCTTCAATGTCACTGGCAAGTTCTGGATTGAGAATATCATAGACTTTCTTCCAAGCATCATCATATTCCTGACCCCATGAAAGTTTTTCCGATTCCTCAGAATTACGCCACTGCTCGTAAATCATTTTTGCAAATTCTTCCATTACTGCACACCGCCTTTCATTGCTCTGTCCTCTCTGTAACCGCTACGGACGAATCCGTAAATGAGTTTCAAAATCCGCTCATTGCTGATACATTCCAGCATCTTAACAATCTCTTCTTTGTAACTCATTACTTCTCACCGCCCTTCTGGTTATCTGCCAGCTTATTGGTGTAGGCAAGGATACATTTCAGGAAATGCACGTTGGTATGCTCCAGATTGTTGATGATTAATTCAATAAGTTTTTCTCGCATAAAAAACCTCCTGTGAAATATTGATTTTCCACAAGAGGTATAGTATTATAAAAATACCCCTTGTGGGTGCAATAAAACAGTCATGTGCTTTGGTCGGTGCGGACTGTTTTATTTTTTGTCAATTTCTGCTTTTACTTTCTGAATCCCCATGTTAATAACATTGGTTCTTGATGTTTCCAATTTGTCAGCACAATATTGGAGATCTTCCGCTTCCGACTTTGTAAGCCTTAAAGTTAAACTAACATTTTTGGGATTTTCAGTTAATTTTTGCCCTTTTTTCAATGGCGACACTCTAACACCTCCTTTTATGATTGCACGTGCAATCTTTATATTTACAATATACACTGCACGTGCAAAGTTGTCAACACTTTTTCATAAAAAATAAGGGCAGATTTCTCCGCCCTTAAATAATTATTTTCCTACAAAAATAATTTTGTCACTCTGCCAAAAATTAATATCATATTCAAGCTCAATGTTTTCAACATCTTTGGGAACCTCAAAATACACAGCTCCTTCTGCTTCTCTTCCGGCAGATAATTTTCCGTCAAGTCCATTGTCATCAACAATCCATGTCTGATCTGCTTTTGAATTATCCGCATAGCATTCCCAGTCCATCATAGTGGAAACTGTTTGATCTGTATTGGAAATGTTCTCAAATTTAAATTTGAACTCCCAGTATACATATCCGTCTTTCGGCTGTAAAAGCTCATTGCTGTTTGTGTACTCTCCGGCAGACTCATAGGTGATTCTAAAATTATCAGTTTCTACTACGTCACCAACATTGAAAGTATTGTCAATTGTCTGCGTTCCGGTTTCTGAAAGTTCCGTTCCAACTTCTCCTACCTTTTCCGGATTTTTGTCCTTACTCATGGAAGAACCAAACGAGCCAATGAAAATGAAAACACCTAAAACTAGCAGAACTACACCTAAGCAACCTATACCTCCTTGCTTACGTTTGCAATTTGGGCAAACTTTTGCTTTTCTAGGTATTTCCGTTTGACAATATTTACATAATTTCGTTTCTTTTTTTTCCATATAACTTTCCTCCCTTGAAAATATACCCAGATTATACCACTGAAAAAGACAAAAGAAAAGAGGCGGCAGGTTTTATCCCGCCGCCTTAATTTTACGTGAAACTGAAACCATTCCGGCTGATACGATTATTGATCGCATTAACCAGTTCCCGTCCGTCTACATTGATGGATGCATCTTTCTCGGCTGTTTCTCTGGTATTATCCGCAATCTCTGACAGATACGGAGCCAGTGCTTCTGTAACCGCAGCCTTAACACCTTCACGGATTCCGGCAACGATCTGTTCGTTGTTTGCTACGGCAGTTCTGCCATTTGAGAACTGGCCAACCATTTCATTATGGTTCGCAAAAAACAGACCATCCTCCGGGAAACCTCCGACTTCATACATCGGGATTCTTTCCAGAGTTATAGGTTTAATATGAAAACCGAACGATTTTCCACCCAACTCCGGCACCCAGTCCGGGATTTCCCAGTGCAACGTATTCAGCATTGAAATAACACCATTAACCGCTTTTTCTACGGATTGAATGACTACGTTCATAGCACCGACAACGCCATTTTTTACATTTTTCCACAAATTTTCGAAGTAAGACGCAATGTTCGTGCAGGCTTGCGAAAATGAATTCGATACCGGAGTGATAACATTATCACTGAACCAGCCGGAAACAACTTTCCAGATTTTCTGCACATTTGACCACAAATCAGAGAACAATTTTCTCGCTTTTTCATAAAAATTTGTGAAAAATGTTAAAGTAGGAATAATAACAATTGTATTAAACCACGAAGAAACAACGATCCAAATATTTTTAATTCCATTCCATAACAATTTGAAAAGATTTGCAACATTGTTTTTCATGTTTGTGAAATAATCTACAACCGGAATTATCACAGTTGAACTAAACCATTCTGATACTACAGACCAAGTTTCTTGTATAAATAGCCACGCATTACTGAATAAATTTTCTATATTCTGGCTGGCTATAGTGAATATTTCTACTACCGGAACAATTAAATTTTCATTCAAATAATCTGTAACAGAAGTTGCAAGGCTTTGGAATTCAACAAGAAATTCTCCAACTGTTTCACTAAAACCAACAATTATACCTCTGATAATATTTTCTCCAATTGGTTTCATTGTTTCAGCAGGACTGTGGATTCCAAACACATTGCAAAAAAATTCGATAACAGAAGTAAACACATCTGCGATTGGCTCTAGTAAAAGGCTGATAGCACCTTCGATTCCTTCAATAATCCCAAGAATTATATATAATCCGCCTTTTTTAAAATTTTCTTTGGCAGATTCAAAAAACACCATTGTAGTATCAAAATTAAAAATTTTTCCAAAAATATTTTGAAGAATACTTTGTCCATCAATTTCAATCGAATCTAATGCACCTACAATTCCTCCAACAATTGCACCTGCAATAGTTCCAAGGCCAGGAAGCCAAGAACCACCAGCCGCACCAAGTACTAATCCTGCACCTATTTTACTCAATGCTTCGAATGCCCAATCTGGAATCAAGTTTCTAAGGCAATCACTTAACGTATCGAGAATTCTGCTTGCGATTACATCAAAAGCCGGTGTTCCAGGAAGAACAAAACTCAGTTTTGTTATAGATACTAAAATATCTGATAGTTTAATTCCACCAACAAACACTTTTGCTAAAGAAAGACCAGCCATTTTTAATATTTTAGCTTTATTTTTCCAAGCAAATCCAAGTGCAAGCACCTCGACTATTGCAGTTGCGTCCAAATTGAAAAACAGAGTGCCAATTCCTTCAAACACTTCATTCCAATGCACAGCACTTACTGCTTCTTGTGCAGCATTTAAAATTCCATTTGCCCATACATTAAGAGTTTCAGCTAAAGAAGCAAAATCGAATGTTTCAAAAAAATGGTTAATTCCATCTGCTATATTATATCCAAATTGCGTAAAATCAAATTCCTGTCCAAACGCCAGTGCTGCATAGATCACTGTGTTCAGCGCGCTTGCAATGGTTTTTCCGACTTCTCCGAAAAGCGTAATACCGTTAGCATCAGCAAAGAGTCCATTAAGAAACTGTGCTAAGCCAGTTCCAAAATTTCGTGCTTTTTCATACACACTGTCCCAGTCAATGCTTTCCATTGCACCGATAAGTGCATCACGTATATACTCACCAAGCTGATACAGATCTTTGATATTACTCTCAAAATCTTTCCAGATAGTATCGGTCTTAACCAGACCACCAGAGCCAGCACCGCCACCTGCACCACCTGCACCGGAACCAGAACCGCCGGAACCGGTATCTGAATCATCCGGGTTAAGTACATTTAATTCGTCAATAGACAGAAGATTGTTCTTCATCTTCTTTGTATTGTCAGCTGCTTTACCGGTACTGTCTGCCAGATCATCAGCTGAACTTGCCGCATCTGACCATTCATCAGCTACACCACCGCCGGAAACCTCAAATTTCCAGCCGAAGATTGCACCAAGGGCATTTGTTACCGTTGTTGCAAAGCTGATTACCTTCTGCATAACAAAATTCAGAGTCCGTAAAAACGGTTTGAATGCGTTAATCAGCGCACCACCAATGATGCCGCCTAACTGCTGGAAGTTCTGCTTCAAAATTCGTACCTGATTGGCCCAGCTATCTGCTGTTCTGGCGAAGTCATTCATTGCGTTTTTGCTGTTAGCCATAACGTACTGATACCGCAGCATTGCCTTTTCTGACTGCGTCATGGACTTAATATCAGCATCCATGCCGTTCTTCATTGCCCACTCTTTCAGAGTAGCCTGCGTTAAATCAAGACCGTATTTTCGTACATTAACTACCCTCGGTTTCCCGATATTTATTAGGGGATTAGACTATCTCACAATCCTAAAAGGATCTCCGATACTTCGAGCGGTGCTAATCTCCGCCCTACGGCTTTCGCCTAGTCGTTACACCTTCCAAATAAAAAACCGCCTTAATCGGCGGTTTTAATTTGGCTCGGCACGGTATTGTCATGTTTGTATTTCCACACATAACCGTATGCGTTTTTTGTTCTTCCTCTTAAATTTATTGAAATATTGGTTCTGTTTGGAAAATTATTCATTCGTGCTGCTTCTGCAACACTATTATACTCGGAAATCAAATTTCCTTTTAAATCATATTGCAAAATAGGTACAGCTGACTTATCTTTTTTGACATCATAATTAGATTTCGTTCTTTTGTAGGTTATATTCTTATCATTGACATATTCCCAAATATATCCACCAGCCGTCTTCCTTTTTCCTTTTGATACCAAGGAAATTTTACTTTGATTAACCCCTGTAATTTTACTTGCCTCTGCCATTGTCTGATATTCTGCAATAAAATTATGGTTTAAATCATACTGCCTTACAGCTTGTGAATTATGATTGTTAGCACCACTATGGGCTTCAACATAATCTTTTGACTCCCACATTCTTTTCGTTATTTGAGATTGCCTTTTTTTATACTCTTCAGTATTATTCGCTGCCCTACATTTCATAGATAAATTTTTTCTAAACTCTTCGTTGTTTCTTGCTTCTATAGATTTTTGCTGAAAAGCTTTCCCTTTTTCTGTTTCAAAGAAATTTTTCATTCTTTCAGACGCTTCCGCTCTGGCTTCTGGATGATTTTCAAAATATTCTTTTCTGCTTTCACTAATTTTCTTTTTAGTCTCTTCTCTTTTATGAGTTCCTTCATGACTCGGTGGCAAATGTCCTCCATCTTGAATATTTATAAGCGGGTGTCCAAGTTCACGATATTTTTTTATCATTTCCTTTTCGCACTCAAACGCTTCTTCCTCATCAAGATTTCCTTTTAAAATCTTAGAATCGCATTCGCAAGAATTTATTATTTCAACAAGTTTAGGATTATCTCTTTTTCTTGAACGATACCTGTATTTTGTTCCTTTCCCAATATAAAATAATTTTCCTGTCTGCTTGTAAAACCAAGCATATACATAATATTTCTTTTCCTGTCCAAACTCCATAATAACCATACCTCCTATGATTATTATACCCTCATCTGTCCAGTAAATAAAGAGTTTTTTGAAATACAAATTTAGAGTTTTACCGTCAGCCGGTATTACTACCGACACCGCTTTTGCTTGCGTTCTTCGGATTATTCGAAACACATCACTGTGTTAAGCCGCTAAACTCAACGGAACTACCATTCCGGTAAAGACGGATTGCAGGTCTTTTGCTACATCTGCCTGATCTTTGTCGTAGAAAGATGCCATATCTGCAGTCAGTTTAGTAAGATTCAAAGACACATCGGACATAGAATCTGACAATCCAATATATCCGTCTGTGGCACCATTTAAGAACCTGTTTGCGTTCTCGATCTGTTTGCCGCCGACATCCATAGCAGTTCCCATAGCCTGGAACGTACTGGCATACTGCTTAACGGAAAGCTCAGACATACCGAACTGCTGAATGGAGTTCTGTACAAAATCGTTAACCTTGTACTCCATATTTCCGAACGTGGTACGGACAACGTTCTCAACCTCTGTTAAATCGGATGAGATGTCAATAGCATTCCGGAAAAGTCCAAGTCCTCTAATGACCATCCAGTAAGTTGCGTAAAACTTACCGATTGCACCTGCCAAAGAAAATGCACTCTTACTTGCGTTACCGGCAGATTTTGAGAAGGAGAAAAGACTTGTACCAAGTGATCTTGCTGCAGTACCGCTAGATGCTCCTGTACGTGCCAGATTAGCCAGTGCCGTGGTCATCTGGATAATGTTCTGGCTGATGTATGGTGCTTTTGAAAGCGTCTCAAACAGGTATTTAAGGTTGTTTGCAAGCAAAGGTATATTATTTACTGCTCTCCCACTTGCGACGCTTCCTAACTTGCCTATGGACGTTACAAGGTCGGTTAAATTCTTGTTATCAAACGACATAGAGCCGATCTGGTTCATCTGCCGGACAAAATTCTGCAATTGAGCAGAAATGCTCGGAAGATTTGCCGTTGCCTGCGTTGCGGTCTTTCCGCCCAGCTTCGCAATAGCTTTAATTGTGTTTGTTAGACCGGTTGGGTCAAACGTAAATGTTCCTACGCTGTTCATGCCCTGCACAAATTGAGCAAGCTGATCTTTTATGAGCACAAGGTTCTGCGCGCCCTGTGTAGCTTTTATACCGCCCAGTTTTGACAACGAATCAGCAACATTCACTATTCCGGTCATATCGGTGTTAAAACCGCCAGAAACACTGTTTTTGAGCTGCGTCATAGAACCAGCTACTCTGGAAATCTGAGCAGAATCCACACCTGCTACTTTCCCCATAGCAGTTGCCAGCGTTGTTATATTTCTGGAATTGAGATTCTGTGATGCTTTGGTAATGCTATTAAGTCCAATAGCAACACCAGACATCTTGCCAACGTTGATGCTCAGGCTTGATGCCAGTTTCACCATGCTTTGAGCAAGTGCATCCAGCTTATCAGAAGCAGTTTTCGCATCCGCTTCAATCTTGATCTGAAGATCATCAATCGTGGTTGCTGCCATTTATTTCACCTCCACCATTAGTTTTTAGATGGTTAGCGAACACCTAAAACGGTGTCCGGTTGCTCGTTATAAGCAAAAAAGGGCAGTAAGCTTTGACACCTACTGCCCCATAAAATCAGACCAAAATTATGCCTGCACGATTGCCGCATCAAAACCGGCCTTTTTCAGTTTATCTGCCATCGCCTGCGCATTTTCCTTTACCCCGTATGCGCCCACCTGCACCCGATAAAGAGATTTCGGATTGCCAGTGTTAGTTTCTTCACCTGCATCTGCCTTTGCGGTTTCAGAGGTCGAAGAGACCTTCTCGCCGGTGATTCCGTAAACGATAGCTGATGCCATCTCATAGTAATTATAGAGTTTCACATCGTCCTTATCGTCCACGAAGCAGCATTCAACCAGCATTGCAGGCGCCTTGGTATTTTTCAACACATACAGACTGGAATTTACCTTTACACCACGATTCCGGAAACCTAATCTTGCAATAGCAGCACAGACTTTTTCAGCATAGCCTTTTGCTTTGCTGGCCGCAGAGTAGACCAGTACCTCGACTCCGGTTGTCTTACCATTGCCAGATTTATCTTTTGCACCGAAATTGAAGTGGATGGATACATCCAGATCAACTTCATGCAATCTGCATTTCTGCACGATTTTCTGTAATACGTCTTTCTGTCCCGTGCAGATCGGAAGAGCGTCGTGTAGGGAAAGAGTGT